GCCTCAACCATGTCCGAGGTCGCTCGCATAGGCAGCGTCACGCTCAACACGTCCAAGGTGTCGACCTTCTCGGCGCCGGGGTCGGTGCCCAGCACGAACGGGCCCTCACGCCCCTCTGGGGGGATGAGGAACGAGGCGACCGACTCGTTGAACACGCGCGCGAACGCGACCAGCTCGTTCGCGTCGAACTGGCGGATACGGCCCGTCTCCCACGTCCGTTCGGCGGCCGACAGCGTCGCGCTGGTCCATTTCCGGCCGGTGGCTGCGGTCAGTTTGGCCGCGGTCTCCTCCTGGGCCCATCCCCTCTTCCTGCGGGCCCTCATCAGGTTGTAGGCGACGACCTGGTTGACGGTCATCGGCTCACGGGGCTCGTCGTGACTGTCGTTCGACTTGGCGGGCACGTGCTCAAAGTAGCCCGTCAGTCCAACTGGAGCAAGAATCGGGCTACATCAGCTTGCACTAATGCCCAGCGCAACCCTACGCTGATGGCATGTTGAACCAGGCAACACTGGAGAAGAGTGCCCCGCCGCTTAGGGCTGTCAGGCAAGCAAGGGGCCTTACTCTCAAGCAAGTCGCTGACCGCATCGGCGTCGACCAGTCCCATCTGTCGAAGGTTGAGCGAGGCGAGAGCATGCTCAGCCTGGATGCGCTCTACCGGATCGCGGTCGTGCTCGAACTCCGCGAATTGGCGTCGATGCTTCGGCTGTACGTCCCGCCCGGATTGCGGCGGAAGGCCGGGGGCCTGCGGGCTGGGCGCCGCAGCTCAGATGCCCAAAAGGTGGCCCTGTAAGCAGGCCAGGCAGCGGGAGCCGACAGGTCCACAAATGGCGGTGGCCGGACCCGTGACGATCCGGCCACACCGAGCAAAAGGCGGAATGTATTGATGAGCATACCCGACCGACACGGCGCAGCGGAGTGGACATGACCAGCCGCTGGGAGGTGGAACGCGCCGTCCGAGCATCCGACCTGCCGATGACCGGCAAGCTGGTGATGTACGCCCTGGCCACATACGCCGACCACCAGACGGCCGTCATCCCCGAGCAGTACGGGCCATCCCTGACCACCCTGGGAACGGCGACCGGCCTGAGCCGCTCCGGGCTGGCCAAGGCGCTGCGGCTCCTTGAAGACCTGAAGTGGGTCGAGCGTGAGCGTCCGTCGGTCGCCCAGGCCCGGTCGAAGGGTGCCCGGACGCAGTATCGGCTCCGCGTCCCGCCGGAGTGGTCACGTGACGGTCACGTGACAGCCGAGGCGGTGGGACAGCCCGGGGGTAGTGCACCCAGTGGACTAGGTAGTGCACCAGGTGCACTAGGGGGTAGTGCACCAGGTGGACTACCGTCCGATATACCCCAGTTTGGTAGTGCACCACGTGCACTAGCTAGTGCACCAGGTGCACTAGACAAACCGGACAGTAGTCCACCTGGTGCACTAGATAAACCGGGCAAGCCCGGGCAAGTCGGATTTGAGGTAGTGCACCAGGTGCACCAGGGTAGTGCACCACGTGCACTCAGCCCATACAGCTCTAACAAAGAGCTAAAGCTAGCTAGCTTGCCCGCGCGCAAAAGCGCGCGCGGCCGCCAGCAAGCCATCAACATCATCACCAACACCACCGGAGCAACCCCCGACGAAGCCACCGCCGTCGTCGACCTCATCGAAGTCGAACGCCAACCCCAAAAGATCGGCGGCTTCGTCACCCGCCTCGCCCAAGACGGCGACCTCCCCGAATGGCTCCACCGCGTACGCACCGGCCAAACCAGCAGCCGCCCCTCCGTCACCGACCAACGCGTCGCCGCCGGCCTCGCCCTAGCCGCCGAACTCGACGCAGCCCTACTCACACCCCCAGACGGGCGACCAGACAACCTCGCCCAGCTGAGGGCCCTGCTCGCCGCCCCCAGCAACCCGGAGGCCGACAAGCAGCTGGCCACCATGCGCGACCGCAAGACGCTCACCGACGACGAGTACCGGCGGCTCAGCCACGACGAGATCGAGCGGTGGCAGCGGCGGGCGGCCTACGCGTTCGTGCGGGACCAGGGGCGGCGGCCACGCATCCACCCCGACGACCGGGAACCGTAGCCACACCGAAGGAGACGAAGACATGGACACAACCGAAACAGCGACCCGCCCGACCTGGGACGACTCCCTGCCGGAGTCGTATGCAGAGGCCGCGCACGCGGACATCTGCTTCCCGGTGTGCCACCAGAACCTGATGGAGGTCGTAGACAACGCCCTACGCGCCTGCTGGGCCGAGTTCGAGGCCAAGGGGAAGGCGTGACGGAGCTGGTGGACGCGCTGAGCTGGCGGGGGACTGCCCATGCGATTGAGCCGGGGCGGAACGGCGCGAAGAGAAGAGCCCGGCGCTGCAGACACCGGGCCCTTAGCGGCGTGACAAGAACCGGATGGGAAGAAACCTACACGCCGGCCGCGCCGCAAGCGCACGAAGGGCTGAGCGCGGTCAGACACCGGGCATGATCAGCCCTCCGCCGCGCCGCCCTGCAGCTGCTCGTTGCGCCTGACCAGGTCGGCCAGCGCGGCGAAGTACTCGGCCCGCTGCGCAGCCGTCCGCTGCGGCAGCCGCCGCACCCTGTTCAGTTCGTCGACCGAGGCCCGCTCGATGCGGCGCTGCCCTCCCGGAGTTCGGAAGCCCCGAAGCTGACCGGCGTCGTACAAGCGCAGCACGGTGGCCTTGCTCACGCCGGGCCGGCTGGCTTCGGCGTCCGGCCAGATCAGTTGCGCCGCCTCGACGGGGGTCAAGTACTGCTTGCCGCCGCCCGCTGTGTCGCTCAACCTGCCAGTCCTTGCCATCTCATAGAGCTTCCCAACCTTTCGTCAGTCTCGCAGACCGCCTCCCATCGACGGTGATCCGCACCATCAAAGCTATCAGAGGTAGCGATGTGTGGAAGGTTTGTGGCACACTGGCGGACATGCGTGAGCGGACAGCGGACACCAACCCCGGACAGCCGGACACCAACCCCGGACAGCCGGACAGCCGGACAGCGGCACCGGCGCGCCGGCGAGGCGCGGACACCCTCCGGTACATCCCCCCCGTCGCCGCGCTCGGAACCGCCTTCGTCCTCCAAGTCATCCTGATCACGGACACCGTCGGCTCCGCACTCGCGGACAGGCAGGCGGACAGCGACTGGCGCTGGTTCGCGTTCGTGGTCGCCGGCCTGCTCGGACTGTCCGTCGCCTCCTGCGTCGAGGGTGGCGCCGCCTACCTGCTGCACCTGTACGACAAGCACCTGCTCGCCGGCGACTCCGTCTGGCTGCTCCGCCTGGCCATGGTCGTGTACGTCACCGGATCCGCGGCCGCTGTCCACTGGTGGACCGGACACCGGGGCCTGCCCGAGGTGGTCTCCTGGCTGCTGGCCGGCATGTCGGCGTCGGCCCTGTTCCTCTGGTCCCGCGGTTCCCGCTGGCAGCAGCGGGAGGAGATGCGGGCCGCTGGCCAGCTGGACCGGGCGATGCCGCGGCTGTCGGTGGCGGCGAAGGTGTGGCACCCGTGGCGCTGGCTGGTCACTACCTACCTCGTCTCGTGGGAGCCTGTCCGGACCACCGACGAGGCACGTGTCCGGTACGAGCAGTGGCGGACACGGCCGCACTGGTGGCGGCGGAAGGGTCGGACAGCGGACAGCCCGCTGCCTGTCCGCAAGGAGGCGAACACCCCGCAGGCTGTCCGCAACGAGACGAACACCCCGCAGGCCGGACAGGTGTCCGACGCGGACCACAAGGTTGTCCCGTTCACGAGCAGCCCTGTCCGCCGGCCACGTACCCGGACAGCCGCCTCGCCGGCCGCGGACATGCCGACAGTCGAACAACTCGCGGACACCCTGTCCGCCAAGCACCCCGGACAGTACGTCGGCACGCCGACCGCAGTGAACACCCTGCGGCAGGTGTACGGCTCCTGCTCGAAGGACCGGGCGATCGCGGCGAAGGACATCCACAACGCGCGTCGGGACCGGACAGGCACCGGACAGGCCGGCGAGGACGACGACAAGGAGCGCTCCGTGGTGGAGGTGTCTGCGTGATGAAGGCCCGCCAGTTTGACGTCGAGTTCGTTGCCGCCGAGTCCGAGGGCACTGCCCGGATCAGGGTGGCCGACGGCGAGCAGCCCGACCCGCGCGAGTTGGCGCGCGAGATCTGGCGCCGCTTCGACCTCACCGACGTCCACATCATCAACATCCGCCAAGTGGCCTAAGCGGCCTGACCAGCAGAAACGGAGATCCATATGAAGGTTGAGAAGGTTGACAAGGCGCTCGCCATCGTGGCGACCGGCGCCTTCGGCACCGGCGTGGTCGGTGGCCTCACCGACCAGGCTGGCCTGTTCGTCGGCGGCGCGGCGGTCGGCCTCACCGTGGGTGTGCTGGGCTTCGCCAACGCCCTCCGGGTCGGCCACAAGCCGGCCCGCAGCAACAGCCCGGCGCTGCCGCGCAGCCGTGTGATCGAGGGCGAGGTCATCGAGACCCCCACCAGCACTGATCTTGCGTTGTCGCAGGTCAGGAGGGGTGTCTGATGACGAGACACGTCCCCGCCCAGCAGCCGCACACCCGGGTCATCCACTATGCGGAGCCCACACCGAGCCCGGCCGAGGTGCTGCTCGCGCTTGGCCGCGATGTGCAGCGGCGGCAGAAGGAGGACCGGCTCCTGTACGCCCGGTGGCTGCGCCGGCAGGCCGCATTGGCCGAGCGTGACCGGCTGGTCCGCCGCCGGTTGTGGATCGCGGCCGCAGTGGTGGTGCCGCTGTTCGCCGGCGTCGGCGTGTGGCTGGCGATTCAGCTGGTGACGGCGTTGGCCGCCGTCGGCTCCACCCTGCTCGGGCTGCTGCTCGCCGTTGCCCTGGTGACCGGGTTCGTGGCGGTTGGCCACCGCTGCTGCCACATCGTCGTGCAGCACTGGCACCGATGACCAGGCACTTTACGCGCGCACTGCGGCGCGCATTCGGCTCGCACATCTGTGCTGTGACCAGCGGAAAGAGGTTGTGATGTTGTCTTTGCTCGGATTCTTCGTCGGCGCCGCCGTGGGCGCGATCTGCGGCCACGCCATCGGCCTGCCCGATGGGGCCCAGTTCGGGTTGGCGGTCGTCTTCGGCGTGGGGCTTGCCGCCATGCCGGCCAGCCTTCGCCGCCACCACGTCTGAACCCAGTCTCACCCCCTTTGACCAGCAGAAACGGAGATCCAGTGGAGTACGAGTTCGAACCCCGCGCCTACCGGGCCCAGTTGTACCGGTGGCGGACTGAGGTGCGCCTGGACGGGGCGGCCTACCTGGTCGACCTCGACCTGAGGCCGAACCGCACCGGGCTGGACATCTCATATGGCCGGCTGAACGAGATGTTCCGCCGGCTGACGAAGCTGGACGGCGCAAACCCCCGCGAACTGGACACATACCAGCTCAAGCTGACCCAGCTCTACGACGACGTAGAGCCCGTGTGGTGGGTGCCAACCCGACCCGAAGGGGAGGACACCCGATGGGTCTGACCAGGGAAAACACCGCCGCCAGGAACCGTGCCGCCCTGTACGAGAGCCGCATAGAGGAGGCGGCCTCGCCGCGGCAGCGGATGAGTGCCGCCTGGGGGTGGCTGGCCGCCGAGACGGTGCTGGGCGGGGACGACCTGATGAAGCGCCGCGCCAACCAGCTGCTGCGGATGGCGCGGTTGCTGAACCGGAGGAGGCAGAAGTGACCGCTGAGCCTGTCACCAACCGCGAAACTGTGACGGACGGTAGCGATGCGCGGATGCGCATGCGCGTGGTTTCGAACCCTGCCGAAGCGGCCGGGTCGACGATTGGCGCGGAGGATTCCGCGCGCACACGTGTGCACGCGCGCGCGATACCGCAGGGCAAGCGGAAGCGTCAAGACTCGAAGGTCCGTAACTTTGTGTTACTGCATGGTGGGGAGGCGGCGTCCGCCGTCACCACCGGCTGGGCCCTCAACGAGTCCCCACCGCCGGTCGGCTGGGCATGGCGGAACGTCCCACCGGCCAAGGGAGACACCCGAAACCCGGTCCTGTGGCTGGCGGACTGCGCCGCCGGCCTGTTCCGGGCGCTGGTGACCACCCTCGCCTGGCTGACGGTCCTGTCGATCTCCTCCCGCATGCGGGCCCGGGTCGGGCTCGCCATCGTCGTGACAACTGTCCTGATCACGGTCGTGGCCCGCAGCGTGGCGGGCTGACCAACCCCTACTCGCCTTCGGAAGGGAGGCAAACCATGAACAACCTGATCACCACCTACCAGGCGCAGATCATCGCCGGCCTGGGGGCGGTCATCCTGCTGACTGTCGGCCGGGCCAAGCTCCTCCCGAAGGTTGGCGGGTCGAAGCTCGCGCTGTGGGCGGCGTTTGTGGTCACCGTCGTCTGCGGGCTGATGCTCGGATGGGCGCTGCATGACGTCATGCTGTGGCTGACCGGCCTGCGGGGTCCGGCCGTCGTGGTCGGCCAACTGGGCGCGATCATCGCCATGCTGCTGGGGTGGCACGCCGTCGCCATGCTGGTCGCGCTGATCCGGGACCTGGCCGACGGCCGGCCTGACCGGGAGGCCCGCTCGGCGGCGCTGTGGGTGCCAACGTTCGTGCCCGCCGGATGGGCGGCAGTCATCGGGCTGATCAGCAACCCGCGCAGCCTGGGCAGCGGCATCGTCTCGGCGATCCTGGCGGGCATCACCATCGGCTACTGCATCCGCATCGTGAAGACTGCCCTGCAGGGCAGGACCGGGGCGGTGGCTTGGCGCTGGTTCGCCGCGGGTGTGTGCCTGCTCGCCGGCGTGGTGATGATCCCGCTGATCGCCTACATGGACGCGACCCTGGCGGGCTGGGTGTCACCGGCCACGATGACGATCATCCGCGCGGCCGGTGGTGTCACCGGCGCCGCTCTGTTCGTGGCTGCCATTGCGGACATCGCGGACCGGAGGCCAGACCAACACGTACGCAACGCGCTCATGTACGGCATGCCGCTGCTGTTCCTGCTGGGCTCGTGGGCCGTCTCCGCGATCAGCGGCGGGGCGGGCAACGGGCTTGAGCTGCTGACGGGGACCGTCCAGTGAGCACGCACCGGGCGCAGGAGGAGAACCGGACCAAGGCTGCGGCGGCGGGGTTTATCGCGGTCGCGGGATTGCTGGCAGGTGGCGCGGGTCTGATCATTGCCGCGCTGGCTGTGGGTGTTGAGCGGACCTGGAACGCCCGCAGTGGCGGTATGGCGGCCCGGGCTTCCCGGCAGCGGCAGTCGCTGGCCGACCTTCGGGCGTGGCTGGCCAAGGATGCGGCCGACCGTGCGGCGTGGCGGGAGGCGCGACGGCGCTGGTGGGCGGATGGGGCCGACCCGGCGAAGGAGCCGCCGAGGCCGTCCACGCTGACGCGGCTGGGGGCGTGGACGTACCGCCGGTATGCGCGCGCACGTATCGGCGCGCACGAGTTCCGTCAGGGGTTCCGGGACGGCTGGCAGGCGGCTGCCGAGGTGCGTCGCCGCGGCGGCGGCTTCCGCGACATCGCGACCGCTCGGCCGGCTGTGGCCGAACCCAGTCGGCCGGAGCGGAAGGAAACACCTGCCCAGCCCGCCGCAGACGCCACACCGCCCGCTGCCCCGGCGGGTGGCGGTGCGCAACCCGGCGAGCGGGGGGTTGTCACGCCGAAGGACGGTCCGGGGAAGACGACCGAGAAGCCGGTGGTGGAGAAGCCGGCAGAGAAGCCGACGGCCGAGAAGCCGGCAGTCGACACACAACCCAAGGTCAACACGACGAACGGAGGTACCCCAACGATGGCTACTGCAACCAGCCAGGTGCCGCAGGGCGAAACGAACCTGGACCTCACCGACATCGGGCTCACCCGCATCAGCACGAGACTCAACCGGCTCTCCGAACTGGTCGACCAGATCGCGGCGGAAAAGGACGCCCTGCGCGCAGAGGTGGCCGTCGAGTCGGAGCGGGTTGCCGTCAACGGCGGCACAGCCGAAACCCGGCAGGCCCTCGACGCCGCCCTCGCCCTGATCGCCCAACTGGACTCCCACGTCGGTGGCGTGTCCGAATCGGCGACCGAGGCAGCCGACCAGACCCAGGCCGCCCGCGCTGGTCTGGCCCCGGCCCGGGACGCGCAGGATGCGCTGCACAGCGCAGGCGCCCGGGGTGAGTTCGTGTCCACCGCAACGTCCGACTGAGAAAGGAGAACCGCATGTCCGTCCAGGCCCCCCCGACCGCGGTCCTGCAGCAGGCCCAGGGCCGTCCGAGACTGCCGGCCGGCCTGTCGTGGTCCAAGGTGTGGCGGGGGCCGGACGGCACCCTCACAGCCCACGAGGTCGAGGTACCGGTCGACGACGACTTCAACATCGCGGCCGTACTGTGGCTCTGCCCCGCCCCCGACTGCACATCCAGCGAATGGGTGTTCTCCCTCAACCCGGAGGCCACCCCAGACAACCCGTTCTGCACCCGGGACGGGCAGCACCTGACCCCTTGGACACTGTCCAACGAAGACTCCGACCCGATCGCGGCGGCGCGTAGCCGTTTCGCCGAACGGCTGCGCGGCGCCTACGAGGCCCGCCGGGACAAGGCGGCGGCTGCGGTACGGGCCCGCGCAGGGCAGGCGCAGGAGGCCGCCAAGGAGGCGGCCAAGCGGACGGCTGCGGACATGCGTGGCCACATCCCGTCCCTTGCGGCCGCCGCGGCCACGCTGATCGCCGGAACCTTGCTGACTCACGCCACCGCGCCGTGGGTCAGCGCCTCGGCGGGTCTGCTGCTTGCCACCGTCGGCACCGTGGTCGCCTACCTCGCCACCCACATCGCCGAAACGGTGAAGGCCCGGCAGCGCGGCGAGGACCTGGTGGGCCGGGCGGGTCGGAAAGCGCGCGCACATGCGCGGCACATTGCCTCCGCACCCCTGGCCGCCGGTGCGTGGCTCATCATCACCTCACCCCTTCCCGTGGCCCCGGTCACCGCATCCGGGACTGTTGGGTTCGGGTTCACGCTGCTGCTTGGCGCCGTCCTGACATGGGCGGTCAACCGCACCCATTGGGAGACGCTGTGGGAGACGCGGCGGCGGCTGCGGGAGCTCGCCCGGCAGAGGGCGGAGGAGGCCCTGCGCCGCGCCGCCGAGGAGGCCGAGCGGCTCGCCCGCCAGCAGGCGCAGACCGACGACAAGGCGGGGGCCGCGGTAAGGGTTGAGAGCGAAAGCGACCCGCTTGTGGTTGGGCGCCGGATGGCCGCCCTCTGGGACAAGATCGCCAAGTCGCCCACTGTTCCTGCCGGGTTCCCCATGAACCGCACCAAAATCCTCCCCGAGGAGACGCGGCCCGTCACCGCACCTATCGACGGCAAGATCGTCCACATCGGCTGGGAGTTCACCATCCAGGCCGAGCCGGGGGCGCTGGTGGGCCGCCTCGGTTCTGGTCCGCCGCCGCTGGTTGCGGCCCGCGAATGGTTGGCGGCCATGCTGGAACGCGACCCGTCGACCGTGTCCACCGTTGACCGGCCCGACGGCAAGGTCAACCGTGGGCTGCTGCTGCTGACCGACAAGGTGCCCCTGGGCGGCAGTGTCCCGTGGAAGGGCCGCGCCGGAGTGCGCCGCGGGTCGGACGGCAGCATCTACGTGGTCACCGGCCGCACCATTCTCGGCGACGACGCCGAGGAGCCGATCTACATCCCCGGCCAGCCGGGCGGTGGGCTGACCGTCGGCACCACGGGTGGTGGAAAGTCGGCCGGCACAATCCAGCTGCTGCTGTCGTTGCTGGCGGCCGGGATCTTCCCCACCCTGTACGACCCGAAGCAGCTGGTCGACTACGCCGATTTCGTCGGCGTGTTCCCGATCGGGGTGACCCGGGAGCACCGGGACGTGATTCTGCGGTCCCACATTGCTGAGCGGCGCCACCGCGAGCAGCACCTGACGCGCCTGGTTACGGTGGACCGGTACGGCCGTAAGCGTCCGGCGGAAGCACGGTGGAACGTCGACCGGGATGGGCCTCCCATCTACGGCGTGTGGGAAGAGTTCCACATGGAGATTGCCGACAACGCGTTCGTCAACGCGCTGACCGAGCATGTGCGTCTGCAACGGTCCTCGGCGATGATGACGGAGATCATCACCCAGGGCGGTGGCCTGCAGGACCTCAACAACTCGGTGCTGCGGGGCCTGCTGAACCAGACGCGGCTGCGGCTGTACCGGATGCAGGACAACCTGGCCCGTCTCGCCGGCTACAACGGCGACTATTCGCTGCAGGCGCTGCCCCGGCTTCCGGGCATGTGCTTGGTGGCGACGGTGGATGGGCCGCCGGTGCCGATGCGGATGGCCTACGTGCCACGTGATGACGTCGACGGGTCGGTGTACGACCAGCTGTACGCCCCGGACATGACGCCGCTGCTGACCGCGCCGAAGCTGCCCGCCGAAACGGTGCAGGTGTTTGAGCGTGAGGGGCTGATGGACCTGTGGCGGCTTGGCCAGGGCGAGGATGGCCTGTCCAGGTTGCTCGCCGACACGGCGCCGATCGGTCTCGCGCCGACTGTCACTGGGACGGGTGGGTCCGACCAAACGGGTCCGGCCATTCCGGCGGCGGATGTGGTGTTGGCTATCGCCTACCTTGCCCCGGGCTGCACACGCGCACAGGTTGACGCGCATGAGGCGTGGCGACGTGCACCTGGCTGGGGTACGCCGCCGGCCCCGTCGACTATTTCCCGCGCGGCGAAGGCGTTGGAGGCGGAGGGGCTGCTCGTTCGGGCCAGCAACAAGTGGACGGTGACGGAGAAGGGCCAGGAGCGGGCGAAGCTCGCCGCCATGCTTGTAGCGGGTGAGACCGGACAGTCAGCGCCCACTGTTGAGATGTCGGCTGCCGAGCAGGAGCGGCAGGCGGAGGCCCTGGCTGAGGCGGGTGAGTTGTCGTGACCCGCCCGGTGGACGACACGTGGACGCCTCGTCAGCGGGAGCTGGCGAAGACTACGGACCCGTACGCGCCGCAGGACTGCATCATCTACTTCATCATGGGCCGGGACCCCTGGTATGGCCTGCCGGGCCGGGATAAGCCGACGATCGTCCTGTACATCGGTGAGACGGCGCGCGATTCGATCGAACGGATCCTGGAGCACTTCCGCGACAAGTGGTGGGCGCGGGACATTCGCGGCTACCACATCCTGACGGATGAGGCGACCGGTGAGCCGAAGGTGTTCGGCTGTAAGGCGGATGTGTGGGTTGAGGAGCGGCGCTTGGTCAACCTGTTGGAGCCGCCTCACAACTGGGAGTACAACGTCTCGAACCAGTGGCTGATCAAGGACGGCCGTGGTGTGTACCAGGAGTTGCCGCCGCAGCCGGCCTGGTGGCCCCGGCCCGGGCATGCCCCCGCGCCGCCGCGGCGGCGAGCGGATGTGGATGCGGGGCTGCCGGCACCGAAGCGGAAGCGGGAGCGGGGCCCTGCGGCGGAGGCGTGGCTGCGCAAGGTGCGCACATTGGTGTGGTGCGCAGTCGGCTGGGCTGTTGTGGCCGTGGCCGGCTGGATTTGGGTGGCGGTCGAGGGTTGGGTGGAGACGCCTCAGGATGGGGCTGGCACGGGGGCGTTGCTGGCGACTCTGCTCGCGATCGCAATAGTCAAGATCCGCGCAAAGATCCGTAGGAAGCTCCGCCGGTTGGCAAAGCAACTGCGGTGACCGCCTCCGGAGCGCCCAACCGGGGCGACAGAACGAGAGGAACAGCGATGCTGAAGGACCCGAACGCTGTGATCGTCGGCCGCGACGATTGTCCCGACCGTGAGGTACGGATTCCGGTTGGAGGTCGAGGAATGAGCGCCATGTTGCAGCGCCTGGCCCTCAAGGCATGGGCGCGGCTGGAAGGGTTCCCGACCGAGTGGTACGACCGGCAACGGCTGCTCGACTGGGAGCGGGCGCACGCGGACCCGGCCGGCGACGTGTGGGCGATCAGCTTCGTCGGAGACGCCTGGGATCTGTACCGGCCAGGCTCGCCGAAAGAAGGCCCATACTCCTACGAGGGCGTAGAGCCAGCGGACCAGGATCGGGACTGGGACTGCCACTGCAAGGACAAGACTCACCAGGAGGATCTGCCCTGGGCGCGGGCGTGGGTCGAGCGGGTCTCCGGGAAGAGGGCGGTAGACGCGGTGAACGGGTTTGCCTGGCCTGACGGCCTTTGCGGCGACTATGTGATCTACGTGCGGGTGGAGTCGTGATCTGGACCGAGCGACAGCCGCTGGAACCGGCGTCCGGTGGGGACGTGGGCGGCGACTGGCAGTCGGGCAAGGCGTACTGCCGCAGATGGAAAGCACAGTTGCCCGACGACCATTGGGCGGTGATCATCGACTACTGGTATCCCGTGTCGGGTCCGCAGTCGCCGGGCATCGAGCGGCAGACCGAGTACATCATTTGCACCGACCCTGAGGAGCCAGGCGCAACGGAGCTGAGGGCGGACATCCGGTACCAGCACGTCTGTGCCGAGCCGTCCGAGGCGATGGCGCGGAAGCTGTGCGCCGAGGTGGATGTCTACGACCCAATGTTTGATTGGGACGGGCAGCCACGGTAAGGCATTTTGATCTTTGCCTTTGTCTCATATAGGCGTCAGGCCCCGGAGCGGTCCGGGGCTGCATCATGTAGGCAAGGCGCTTGGAATGGGGCGGGGCCATGGATGTTGGTGGTCCAGTGTCGAGGGAGCTACAGCTCTGGGCTGCGGAGCGGCTGGTGCGGCAACATACTGAGCCGGTGGCCGGCCTGTACGTCGATCCGACTAGGCCGCGGTGCACACGTTGTGGGCCGGATGGTTGTCCGGCGTTCGAGGAGGCTAAGGCGCTTCTTGCCAAGGAGCGTGGCGCCTGAGGTGTGGTGGTGGTAGGCCACACTCTTGGAGGGCCGACAATCGGCGTACTGCCCCGGTCGCTAGACGGTGGCCGGGCCGTCAATCTGGAGGAGACACATCGAGATGAGGCGCATTCTGGCCGCGGCCACGCTTGGCGCGGCGGCCGTCCTGGTGTTCGCAACGCCAGCGCAGGCGACAGGCAAGGTCCCGGTGGAGTCGGACTGCCTGCAGGGCTGGTATGTCAACCCGGACGAGGGCGACCCGGCTCACCCCGACAACAACGGCCAGGGCGACCGCCGTCCCACCTCCACCCAAAACGGTCTGGTGTTCGAAGACAACCAGCTTGTGCACCACGCGATCGAACTGTCCGTCGACGACCTTGAGGCGGGAACCTACGTAGCGGAGCCGGAGCCGACCTCACCCAGCTTCTTCTCGGTCGAGGTGTGGAACGACGACGGGTCGGGCTACGGGACGCTGCGGTGGGTCAATGCCGACAGTGTGTGGAGCCTGACGACCGGTGGGCAGACGTACACCGATGCCGACCCTGCCGAGCTGGTCGCCGACCACGGCAAGGCGACGACGGTCCGTTCGTTCGGCGTGGGCTACACCAACGCGCCGCGCGGCTACCCGGAGACGACGGTCAGTTCGATCACCTTCGCCGGTGAGACGTACGACCTGACCTGCAAGGTGCAGGAGTCGCCGAGCCCGTCCGCCAGTCCGTCCGCGACCGGTAAGCCCACTGCCGCGCCGGCCAGCCCGGGCGCCGGTGCTGGTGCCGCAGGTGGCGGTAAGGCTGAGGCGTCGCTGCCGGTGACTGGTGCGTCGGTGCCGGTCCTGGGCGGTGTGGCCGCGCTGCTGCTCGTCGGCGGCGGGGCCGCGGTGCTGCTGGCCCGGCGCCGGCGGACCCGGTTCACCGCCTGACCGCAGTGCAAGAGCACCCCGCTCCCTGGGATTGGGTGTGGGGTGCTCTTGCACTATGACACTCAGTGTGTCATAGTTGGGGTATGACACCCGACGACCTCATCTACGTATCCGGCACATCGACCAACCCCGCACAGGACGCCGCCGACTTCGGCCCCGACTTCGACGGCAACGAGTACAGCTGGCGCTGCCCGACCTGCCACGCCGTACCCAACTGCCAGTGGCCGCTACGGCGGACCGCGCTACAGTCCGCCGCCGCACACCTGCAGATCTGCCCCGGCGAGCCGCTGATCCCGCACCGGCACATCCGCGACACGGTCCACGGAGCCGCCGACCCCGACGCTGCCCCGCTGTGCTACGCCATCCACAAGCCGCCGACCTACGCTGGCGACCCGATCGACCTGGTGTCCACCAGCGAAGCGGCGACGCTGCTGGGCGTCTCATCCGCCGCCAGCGCCCGCAAGGCGCTGGAGCGCATGGGCGTCGCACCCATCGCCCGCCGGCCGGGCCGCGGCGGCGAGTCCCTGTACGACGCGGCGCAGATCCGGCTAGCCATGCGACAGCGGCCCGGCCGCGGCGCCCGGACCGACCTGACCAGATAACCGCCTGACTGAGTGCAGAGGGTCGGTGCCGACGCCATCACCGAAACCCCGGACGGAACGGTGACCGTGGTGCGGGCCGACGGCGGGCGGTTCGCCATCGGATGGGCGGGCGCCGATGACGATGACCCGTGGTGGTCCGGCGCCCGGTATGACGACGCCGACGGCGAGCAGGTTGCGAGCTGCGAGTGGTGGTCAGCAGAGGACATGGCCGCAGATGTGGCCGCGTGGTGGCGCCGGACCGCCTGACCAGATGACGACAAAGGGCCCGCCCCCCTGTTGGGGGCGGGCGCTTTTGCTTCTGACCAAACCCGCCTCTTGCAACCTTGCAGCGTGCGCTGTAAGGTTGGCGTATGGAGATGTACCACGGAAACGACGGCGGACTGGCCCTCCACGAAGGCCTCTGCCTCACCGACGACCCAGACGTGGCCAGCGACTACGCCATCTACTGGGCCGCCGGCACCCGCATCCACACGGTGCACCTGGACCTGACCGGGCTCCGCGTGGTCGAGGTCGACGGCTACGACCGCGACGCCAACATCGCCCCCGGCGACGCCATGGCAACGCCGGTCGACGGCGCCGACGTGCTGGTGTACGAGGACGAGACCGTGCGTGGCCAGCGCCACACCACGTGGCGGCTGATGACCCCCGCCGCTCTCGCCGCTGTCCGGCACGTCTCCACCACAGACCTGGGAGATGACTGATGCTGCTGGAGATGCCTGGCCTCACCGTCGGCCCTATGGGTGCGTGGCTGGCCGCTGTCGGCACGCTGCGGGTACTGCACCGCGTCGACCCGGACGCGGCACTGCTGTTCGACGGCACCATGCCGGTCATCCGGACCGCGCTGGACACGCCGGAGCGGGACATCGCCGACCGGATGGTGTTCTCGCCGGTGATCACGCCATGGCAGGCCGGCGGCGGATGGGGTCCGAAGGACCGGCAGCCGGTACGCCGTATCGCACTGCTCCGCCAGTCGGCGACGCCGCGGCTGGCGCTCCTGCGGGACGCGATAGCCGCCGCGGACAAGGTGCTGGCCCGCGGCGGCGACAAGGCTGCCATCGTGCGGCAGCTGCGCAACTGGGGCCCGGAGCAGCTGCTCCCTTGGCTCGACGTGGCCGTACCGCTGCGCGACGACCCGGCGGCCGCCCGTGCCGGCCAGCCGGCCGCGTACATCGCCCCGGCGCCGCTGGCTGGGACAGGCGGCTGCGACGGCCGGTGGGACCTCTCCACCAACTACCACGCCGCGATCCTGGCGACCTCGCCCGACGCCACACCGGAGCCGGACGGGTCCACAAGCGACCGGGCGATTATCCAGCGCCGCGGCTGGATCGCCGACCTGCTCTACGGCACACAGACCGAGCCGTTGGTGGAGATGTCCGGTGGCCCGTACTGGCCACGTACCGGCGAGCCGCCGCTGCTCAACCCGTGGGCGATGATCCTTGCCACGGAGGGGCTGCTGGCGTTCGGCGATGGGCTGCGCCGCGCGTATGGGCAGGATGGCCAGCCGTGGACCGTACCGGTGATGGACACCGGCGTCGACGAGCCCGGCCTGGGCGAGGCGTGGCTGCCGATGTGGGGCCAGGGCATGACCTACCCGGAGGTGCGGCTACTGCTCGGCGGCCCGCGGCCCGCCTGGCGCAACCACCGGCGCGAGCTGACCCGGGTATTGCGGCCGGTGGACATGCTCACCGCGTTCCGGGCGGGTGGCTGGCCCCGGGGGGTGACCGGCTACGCCCGGTACGCCCTGGCGCGGCGGCGGGGGCAGGGTCACGAGGCGGTCCCCCTGGCGGTCGTGACCCCAGTGACCCCGGTGGTGTGGCTGTCTCTATCGGAGGCGGCTGCACAGGCCGGTGTGGGCGAGTCCACGTGGCGCAGCTACACCGCGCGGGGTCAGGCACCACGCGCCGACCGGCGGGATCTGGCCACGGGCCAGCCGCAGTGGTGGGCCGGCACGGTGGAGGCGTATCAGGCGTCGCGGCCGGGGTCGGGGGCCCGGACGGACCTGGACGAGGGCTGAGATCCCATGTCGACCCTGGTCATCACCCGAGGCCTGCCGGGCAGCGGGAAAAGCACGTGGGCCCGCACATGGGTAGCCGAAGACCCGGCCCATCGGGCGCGGGTCAACCGCGACGACCTGCGCACCATGCTCCACGGCCGCCGGCTGGGCACCGCCGGCCAGGAGGCACAGGTCACCGCGGCCCAGCATGCCGCTGTCCGCGCGCTGCTGTGCGCCGGCTACGACGTGGTGGTCGACGACACCAACCTCGTCAACCGGCATGCACTCGCCCTGCAGCGTATTGCCCAAGTCGTCGGTGCTCAGTTCCTGGTCAAGGACTTCACCACCGTGCCGGTCGACGAGTGCATCCGCCGCGACCTCCTTCGCGACGGCTCCGCACGAGTCGGCAAGCAGGTGATCCTCAGCCTTTGGGAGCGGCACGTGCGTGGACGCCCCCATCCCGATCACGAAAGGAGCTGATCCAAGATGTATGAGGCTCGCGCGTACTTGCAGATCGACGGCGCCTGGTACTCAGCCAGCGGTATTCTGCGCCGCTTCCCCATCGCAACGTATTGCGCCGCATGCGGTGCCCGTTGTCCATGCGACGAGGAGGATGAATCGTTTGCGGACGCCCCAGACGAGATGACGCCCGAGTCCGCGGCGTCGGTTGCGCGGGCATTCGCCATTTCCAGCGATCTGGAGCGCCTCGGTGTACCGTGGCGCGTTGAGATCGTCGACAGCGCTGGCGGCGTTATCACGTCCGTTGACGGCGGCCCGAAGGAGGAGAGGCCGGATATCATTCGCGCTCTTCGCGCCGCGCAGATGCGTGATCCTGTCCGGACCCCGGATGGATACAACGCAGAGATAACGGGGATCCGCCTCCGGCCCGACATCGATGGTCACTACCACACCATTGCGTATGTTGACGGTGGGAGCCTGCCTGTCTACCCGCCCAAGTGCTATTCGTACCCGCTTGAGACGCTGACGTACTAGGAGATGACATGATGCCACTGGCCATCCTCAACACGTCCATTGTCACCGCCGATGGCTCCTACACTCTCGACACCATCAGCGTCGAGGATGCGATCACCATCGCCAAGGAGGCGGAGGCTATCGACAGCGCGGTGGGACACGAGTCCACCGCTCAAATTTTGACCTCGCTGCTCGGCGTTGAGGTGCCGGTCAATCGGCAGATGTTTGTCCAGCAGCCCGGTCAGCGGGCGTTGGTGTTCAAGCTGGACGGCCGTCCCGAGCCGGGCAAGGAGTTCAGCCGCGAGGAGCTGGAGGAGATCGGGTTTGCGTTCAAGCTGCTCACCCGTACCGGATGAGTCAGTGCCAAAGCCGAAAGCGCCCGCCCTCTCCCCCGACGAAGGGGGGCGAGGGCGGGCGCTTGGATTCCCAATCCCGTCCGGGGCTAGCTTACTCGTCGGCGATCACGCCTGACCCTCTGATTGAGGCGGCCCAACCGGCGCCGTCACCTGCGTGCGGTCGAACGCACCGGCCACCATCGTCACAAACGCCATCACCACGGCCTGCTGGTCCGCGCTCCAGTCCAGGCCGTAGCCCACGGCCAGGGACAGGATCGCCTGCGCCAGGCCGAGCACGGCGGCAACCACGCCGTCGTGGACGATGAAGGCGATGGCGAGACCCATCGCGGCGGCGAGGACAGCATTGATCCACGCCTGCTGGTCCGGGCCGAGGCCGACCCAGAACGCGCCGACGAGCTTGAGCGCGGCGGCGATGAGCGCCAGCCATACGGCCGGTTCGCGGCCGAAGATCTTGACACTGCGCATGTTGCCCTCCTCAACGGGCCAAGGGGTTGCTCCCCAGGACTCGACACCATTCGAACGAACGTTCTAAGTTAGGCGGGTGGGGACGCCGTACACATGGGGCTCCGAACCGATCCGCCCCGGCACCTGGTGCTGCCCAACCCACGGCCCCGTCCAACCGGACACCACCACACCCGTGCCGTCCTGCCCCCACATCGACGACGGCATCCCCTGCCAGCGGATGGTCACCATCGCCGAGTACGACGAACGCGGCCACCTCACCCACCGCGTCCCCGGCCCCGCCACATGCCCGGCCGGGCATCGCCTCGACACAAAGGGATCGGCCCGGATCACCCATCGGCCCTGCCGATGCGGCCCCACCGTCCGCGGCCACACCGCATGGACCTGCGCCTGTGGCGCCGAAACCGTGTGGCCCCCCTGCATCCGCTCAGCAGGCCGTTGACGGCGGATCCGGCACCGGATTACGGCGCCGCTCCTCCTCGTTGTCTGCCCGCGTGGCCGCGATCTGCTGCCGCTGCGACGCCGTCTCAGCCCGATCCCGCGCCACATCCCCCCCGCACCCTGATCAGGTCGGCGAACGTCGCCTCCAACCGCTGATCGTCGTCCGCCGCGAGCGCGGCCAATACGGCGTCCCACGCCGCCTCCGACCGGGCAGCAGTCTGCCGGTCCCGCTCATCCAACGCCCGCTCCTGCAGATCCAGCTGCCGGTCCTGCGCCGCCAGTTGGGCGCGGGCCTGGGTGGCTCGGGCGCTCGCCTCCGCATACTTGGCCTGACAGGAGACGATCCGGTTTTGGCCGTAGGTCAGCGCCCCCAACGCCACCAAATAGGCGACCATCAGGAGGGCGATCACCCTTGATGCGGCGGGTGTGCCTAGCCACTGCCATATCCGTCGTGCCGTCGTCATCGCCGACGCTCCCTTGGTCGTCGAGACAGGTCCCACGCGTGCCTCGCGGCCGCACCCAGGACGGCGTACACCACGACGGCGAGCAGGGTCAGCAGCAGGTACTTTTCGGGGGTCAAGAGGTGGCCTCCGGCGGCTGAGGTGTGGCCGGGGTAGACGGCGGCGAGGGTGGGGTTGGCGGCTGCTGCTGGCCGCCCGGCAGCATCTGCCGCCAGGGCGCATACATGGCGCTGTAGGGGGCGACGGGGATGCCCCAGAACCAGAACGGCGGCAACGATTCGAGCACCTTCGCCCCGGTCGTGAACAGCTGAACGATGGCTGCTGCGGCGTACATGAGCCACACGACGAGCACGACGGCCATGACGAGGTCTCTGACCTGGTCGGCTCGGCTGCGGTCCGCAGCGGTCATTGTGGCGCGGACCCCCGTCCTTGCGTGTCAGCGAGGGCTTGTCGGGCGTCAGTTGCCCTGGCTGGCGTACGCGGCGGCTAGGCGTTGCCGCAGTGCGTCTCGCTCGGCCTCTGCCGCGAGCACCCGTTGGCCCAGGTTGGCCACTTGGCTCGTCAACTCGTCCAGCCTGGACAACACTGCCGCCGTGTCGATGTCGCCTCCGCCGGTTTTCAGCGCTTCAGCCAACGCCGTGAGGACGTTGGTGAGCGCGTTTACCTTGGCCGTCAGGGCATCGATCTTGGGACCGTGCGAGATGGCGTGGCCCAGTCCATGATGCAGGATGGTTCCAGGCGCCCAGTACTCGTTGTCTTCGGTGCGCACCGGCCAGGGGGCCGGCACGATGTTGTCGGTGCCCCAGACCGCCTTGGCGATCTCTTGTGCTGTTGGCATGTCCTCTCCTTTGATCTTCGCGGCCAGCCTGGCCACCTCGGCAGCACCCCGGACGATCTCGAAATGCATCTCGTCCGGCCGGGTTGAGTAGTCGCCGCCCCAGCGGACCACTCCATCGCAGTAGTCGAGGATCGACCGGATCGCTCGCACCTGCTTGGCGCTGAAGGTCCCCGAGCGACCCATCGGGTGCGCGGGCGCGTTGAGGTCGATCGCCGTCCCCGACGCGTGGTTGCTGAGCTGCGAGCTGCCCTCGATCTTCTTGTGGTGGTAGCCCCAGCACCAGCCGGCCCGCAGAGGCTCCACGGTCTTGTGGAAGCGTTCGGCCACCCACATCAGCACCGTGGCGACGTCGCCGCCCCGCACACCCTGGGGGAAGCTGACCCCGGCCACCTTCGGCGAGACGATGCCGATCGCCGCCTTGTCCGGGCTGGCCTTCCAGCCGTTCTGCGAAGTTGCCATGTGCAGCCCCTTACTCGTCAGCCGGGTAACAGACCGAATACCGGATGCTGTTACCGGAGGCGGCATCGATAAAGGCTGTGGCCGTGGTGACCGCAGTCACCTTGGTGTTGTCCGACAACATGAAGGCAATGCCCGCCTGACTGGACGAGGCGCCAGAGCCGGTGACCGCACAGGAGCCGCAGTTGAACAGCCGCAGCGCGGCCGGAACAGGAAGATCAATGGCCGCGCCGCCAGACGTTCCGGAGCTAAAGGCAACGGAGGCGACCGCCCAGACCGTATTGCCGATGCGCAGATACATGGCGTACGCCACGGTGCCACTCACCTCAGTAGGCGAGGTAGAAGCCGCAGAGTACACCTTGGGTGAGAAGTCCTGCCACGTGAAGCTGTCCTGGTTGACGCTTTCCTCGGCGAAGATAATCTGGCCTGCGAGCGGCCCAGCCATCACAGCCTCCCTTCTACGGCCCGTACCGCCGCTGATCGGCGAGCTGCACAGTTACGCCGACCGGGTGCGACTTGACCACCCCGTTGACGCCGCGGGTGACCATCCACAGCTGTCGGAACTCGCCGTTGGTTTCCTCAACCGCATCACCGATCGCGGTCACGGTCATCTGCTCCCCGCCCACGAAGACGTCGAACGGGAACTGGGCCGGATCGGTGACCCACGGCACCGCCGACCGGAACGTGATACCGGTCGCCGTCGCCGTAATCGGGCCGGACGAACTGTGCCGGTACGTGCTATTCGACGCGTACCGCGACACGTTGTACACGGCCACCTGCTGCCACGGCCCCGAGGGTGTCGTCGTCCAGTCCAGGTCGATTTCGTCCGGCGCCCCGGCCCCCAGCGTCTCCTCGTAGCCCTGCACCATTTGCCGGATCGGCCCTGGCGGCAGCCACGGCGGCGGGTCGACGATAGCCAGACAGGATCCCGTGTCCAGGGCCAGCAGCTGGGCGACAAGGTCCGGGTCGGCCTGCCACACCGTGTCGGCCAGCGACACCTGGATCGACCGGAACCGCAGATCGTCCCACGTGCCCAGGCTCATCTTCCACTGTGCGACGTGGGGCAGTTGGGTGTCGGATTCGACGTTGACCTGGATGTCCTGCTCGTAGCCGGTGCCCACCCCATCCGGGGGTTCTTGGATAGACAGCGGACCCTCTTCGAGCACCGCCCGGGCGAACGAGCCGCGGCCTTCCGTGCCGAAGGTGCGGGTGACGGTGACGTCATTGACGATGGCCTGGTCGTCGTCTACCGGCTCAAGGTTCGCCACCTGCCCGGCCTCGTAGTCAAGCTCCGGCGCATCCTGGTTGAGCAGCGCGCGCTTTGTGATGTAGGACAGGCCGAACTCGTTGCGAGACTCGTAGAGGATGCCACCGTCGGCGTCGGCGCACGCCTGCAGCACACCCAAAGGGGTGCTGTCGATCTGCGGACCCATCGGGGCGGTTTCGTCGGGGTCGCCGATGATCTGGAGGGCAATGTTGTAGTCGTCGGCGATGCGGCGCATGCGGTCACCGGCGGTCTCGCCCAGGTTTCCCAGCATGGCGTCGATCGGGCCGAAAAGAAACTGCTGGTTGCTGCCGACGCCGAGGTGGCCGACGGCGCAGCCTTCCATGGTGCCGGAGCCGCCACCTGATTGCAGGTAGGGACGGCCGATGGTGACCCCGGACAGGGTGTCGATGTTGATGAGCGAGTTGATGCTGGTCTTGTCGTCGTTCAGAACGTTCGCTGCGACGATGATGTCTGCATTGGAGCCGTCCTGCTCCAGTTCGATGGCGAGTTGAAATGCCTTGCCGTCGAGGCTGAAGGCTCCTACGGACTGGTCGATGACGTCGCCGTCATAGTCGACGGCCTGTAGGGTCAGGTTCCCGCCGGTGCCGTAGACGAGGCCGAACCGGGCAGTGTTGCCGCCGGTGACGTAGATGTTGATGAGGGTGACGCCGTTGGTGAGGCCCGACTCGGGAAACGTCAACAGGACCCGGTAGAAGATGCTGCCCGTCAGGGCGGATCTGTTGGGGATAGGCCCACGCCAGTTCGCTCCCTCGCCGAGGACTGGCAGTGGCCTCGATCCGGGGAAGACGTCGGATGAGGCCAGGGTCCATGGGCCTGTGATGGTCATTGGTGAGCCGCCCGAGAGGCCGGAGGCGAATTGGGTGGCGTGCTCGCCGTCTTCCATGGGCCAGTAGGCGGCGACGTACTGCAGAGTGCTGGGTTTGGTTGCCTCGCGAAACATGGGTGACTTGACGGCGGTGCGGGAGCGGGCGAGGCGCCGCAGTGGGCCGGCGGCGACGATAGGGATGGCGACGACGTCCTCAACACCCTGATCCGGTTTGGGTGGCCATTCGGAGACCTCGCCGTGGAACCGCCACGAGTCCACAGTCAGGGCGTCGACGCTGGCTGTCACCGTCGACTCATCGACGAAGGATCCGCTGAAATACAGGCCGACCTGGCCAAGGTGCGGCAAGAGTGTGAGGCCGTCGGCGCCCGGTGGTGTGGATGCCAGCGCAGTCACGTTCCAGGTGGCCGGCTCCGTGTCCGTGGCCTCCCAGATCTTCATACGCAGAAGGGGACCCGTGTGGACCCGAATCCAGTAGTACGTGTCCGCCGAGACGCTAAACGTCTCGGCTGCCAGCGCCTCGGTGCCGGTGCCAGATGATCTGCTGATGATGGCCGAGGACGGCAAGGGCTGGATCTGGAATGTGTAGTAGTTGTCGGTGTCCTGCCAGTTCGTTACTACGGCAAATATGCTGCCGCTGGTGACGTTGTCCACCTTGAACTTGACGGCCACGTCAACGGTCCCGTAGGAGCCCGGCAACAGCGCGATCACCGGGCCGTCGAACTGTCCCGCGGTGATGGTCGCTTCGGACCCGTTGACGTTCAGCCGACTCGCTGAACCAAACCCGACGGTCCACTCGTGCCCTGACGATGATGTTCCCAATCCGCCGGACACGGTTCGGTTGAAGTTGTCGAACATGGCGCCGATGCCCACCCGGATCGGCGTGTTCCGGCCGATCAGACCGTAGTTGGCCGAGTTGGGGTTGCGCAGCGAGTACTTGGCATCCTTCGACTTCAGCGACAGCAAGCAGCGGCCGTAGGTCACCCGCGACTGTTCGTCGCCGCGGCCGCGGGTGATCCTGACCGGGGCCTGCACATCGGGCAGCGTGGGGTCAGAGATGTCGACCCATTCGTCGCCCAGTTTCAACTCGACCTTGGGTGCCATCAGTTTCCGAGCGCCTTCTGCACGTCGCCACCGCCGTCGGTTCGCACCACGTAGCGGACGCCCTTGAGGATCTCGGCCATGAGCCGGTCACCGTTCGGCGCGACCGGTGTGACGGTGACGTTGACGACTGGTGCCATCGGCTGCATGGGCAGAGTTCTGGTGGTGGCCGCCTGACCCCACTTGGCGGCCAGCATCGACTTGGGTACGACCGTGTAGCCGTACCACTCCATCGCCCGCCGCCCGATCGACACGGACCGCGCCGGGTCGCCGAAGCGGGGAATGAACGCCTCGCCGCCGGTGCCCGGTTCCGCGAACGCGTACCGGGCCGGACCCGCAGCCGGTGGGAAGATGGTCGCCTCCCGCAGCAGACCCGTCTGGGCGTGTTCGACCACACCACCCCAGCGGAACGCCACCTTCGTACCGCCGCGGGCCCGCTCCCCGCCTGCGACAGCGACGCCTTGCTGGTTGTACCGGACGGTGACTGTGACGACGCGGCCGTTGAGATCCTTGATCTGCGACTTGACGGTCTTGTAAGCGCGTTCGGCCGCCGAGATGTTCAGGTTGACGGCGGTGGCGACCTGGCGGGGGATCTCCCGGTACTTGCGGATCAGCGCGTCGACCTCGGACTCGTTGTACCCCAGTTGCAGCAGGGTCTTGCGGAGCTGGTTGAGGTGGCCGTCGTAGATGCGGTTCGCCTCGCTCACCGACATGCCGTTGTCGATGTTGGCCTGACGCAAGTCCCTGATCCGCTGGATCTGATCCAGCACTGCAGAGACGTTGTCCCGTCCGGCCTGCGTACTGTCGTCCAGGGTTCGTTTGCCGTTGACCAGTTCGGCACGCAGATCCTTCAGCCCTTGCTTGTAGGCAAGCGTGGCCCTGTCAATGTCCATTTGGGCGCCGAACAGCCGATCAAAGGCGGCCTTGAGGTCATCGACCTTCCGCTTCGCATCCTCGGCCTCGTCCCCAACCTCACCAACCTCGCCGGCCGCGGTGGCCGACGAGTCGCCGGCAACCTCCACAGCGGCGGTGTATCCGGGCAGCACCCGCTCCAGTTCCCTAACGGACACACCCTGCTCGGCTGCGGCGGCCGCGATCCGGTTGAAAGCGGCCGCCGCCCCCTCGGCGTTGCCGGACCGCACCATGTGGGTGAGGGCCTGGTCGAGAGCTTCCAGCCGCTCCTTGGACTTGGTCAGAGAATCGTCGAATACGTTGCCGAGGCCGGTGAGGGCCTCGATCGTGCCCGCTGTGCCGCGGGCGAACGACGACCAGGCGCCGGAGTCGGCAACGTCTTTCAGCGCGGTGTCGAGTTTGCCGAGGTCGTCGCCGAAGAGGCGGGTCGCTTCACCGGAGGCGCGGCCGGTGCGGCCGAACTCGTCCAAGTGCTTGGCGAGGGCGTCCACCTGCGGGTTGACCTGGGAGCCGAGGACAGCCGACGCGGTCTGCACGGCGACCAGGGCCAGGCCGGCCCGGCGGGCACCGGCGGCGAACCGTTCCATGCCGACGGCGGCCTGCGCCCCAAGGGGACCTTGTCGGCCGATGACGTTGTTGATTCGGCCCAGCATGGTGGCCAGCGGGCCGGCTACCCGCTGGATCCGCCCGTACAGCAGGTAGAGGGCGCCGCCGACCAGCAGCACCTCCTTGACCGGGCCAGGCAGGTCGTTGAAGGCCCGCACCAGAATGTCAACGACCTGGGCGCCGACGCCGAGCACGTCGAAGAAGGCCCGGATCGCCTCCCGCGTCGACGGGTCAGCCAGGGTGTCGCCCAGGGTGTCGCCCAGGACGCGCAGCACGTCGATGACACCGCGGATCGCCTCGTTACCGGCGTCGATGATCGCCTCAACGTTGCGGGTGTCGTGTGCCGTGTCGTTGAACCGCTTCAGGGCGTCGGCCATGTCCCGCAGCAGGGTGCTGCCCTGCCGCATGGCGCCAAGGTTGGCGATGAGTCGGAACAGCTCTTTGCCAATGTCCAGCAGGGCATCAGCCTGCTCGGCCGCATCCCGGAAGAACACGTCAAGGCGGCCGTCCCGGGCTGCCCGGTCGATGAACGCGTCGAAATCGTCAATGTAGGACAGGAGGCTGTCGCCGAACTTGTCGACGAACGGGACAGCGCCGGTGAACAGGTTCGCCAGGGTCCGCCCCATGACGGGGATGCGGGCGTTGACCTTGTCGAAGAACCGGTCGGACGAGGCGAATGCGGCGTCGAGGCCGGCGAGGAACTGCCGGTCACGGCCCAGCCGGAACAGCTGGGTGAACGTTTCGTTCCACGTGTCCCCGAAGCGGATCACCTGCTGGCGGGCGAACGGCAGCGCCACCCGGGCGGTCTGCTCCAACTCCCGGTCCAGGCCTGCGAAAAGGTGCTCCTGGGCCAGCCGCTGGATGCCGGTTAGTTCGTCCTTGAGGTCGCGGATCTGGTCTACGAACCGCTTCGCAGCCGGGGACAGCTTCGAGTAGGCGGTGGCAACAGAAGCACCACCGCCACCGCCCCCGCCACCGGCGGCGGACCGGGCCAACGCCTCCTGCGCATCCTTGAGCGAGTTCGTGGCGTCGAGAACACTTTCTTCGGCGTCCTGCTGCCGCCGCAGGGCCGCCTGCACCAGTTCGGACCCCTCAACGCCGGCCTTCGCCGCGGCGGCCTGATCCTCCCGCAGATCCTGGGCAGCCACCCGCGTTTCGATCAGCGACTGCTTGGCCTGATCCACGGCGAGTTGTGCGCGGCGCATCTCCAGCGGGTCCACCACACCGGGAGACCCGAAGTGGGCCTTCGCCTGCACCTCGGCCAGGTCCCGCTCCGCCTCCTCCAACGCCAACTGGGCGGCCCGCTCGTCGAGGGCGACACGGCCCAGGGCGATCGCCATGTCCCGCAGGTCCCGGGTGGCCCGCCGCCGCGCCGCAGAAACCTCCTGCTGCGCCAAGCGGGCGTCCCGCTGCGCCCTGGCCAGGTTCCGTTCGGCCGCCTCGACCCGGCGCAACCGGGCGGCGGTGTCGTCGAAGCCACCACCCCCGCCGCCGCCACCGCCCCCGCCGGCCTTGGGGTTGAACACCTCCTTGATCGCGGCGCCGACGCCGTGCAGGCCAAGCCCAAGCGAGGCGATGGACGCTGTTGCCCCGGCGGCCAGTGAGGGAATAGCGGCCAGGCTGCCGCCGATGGCCGCCAGGACCGGCGGAATGCCCTGCAACGCACCCGTGGCGGCTGCGGCACCGGCGGCCAGCAGCAGCATCTCCCGATTGCCGATGCCACCGATACCGCCGCGGCTGGCGGCGCGGCGCATGCCCCGGTTGACCGCATCACCCAGCCGCTCACCTTCGGCGGAGAACCGGCTGTCGGCGCCACGCAGCCGACCCTGGGCGTCGCGGACGAAACCGTCACCGAATGCGCGGCCAGACTGCGCCCCGGCCCGGGCGAAGTCGCCACGCGCCGACTGCATGCCCACCGCAGCCCGCCGCGCCGACCGGGAAACCTGTTCGGCAGCCCGCTGCGACTCGGAGCCAAGCCGGGCCACCTCACGCTGGGCGTCCCTGGTTTCGTCCCGCAGCCGCCGCGTGTCCTCGGCACCGGACACCATGCCACGGTGATGCCTGGACATTTCGGCGACGAAGACGACCTCGACGCGGCGACGGGCCAACGGTCACCGCCTTCCACGTCACTTCCACCGTGGCGCTGGTTCACCGCGCCGCTGCTTGACCACCTGCGGGATCAGGGCCCGCTTGTCGTCCGGCTTCTGCTCCCACAGCCGCATCGCCGTACCGACGTGGCATTCGCGGGGCGGCTTGGGCCACCACACCCACTTGCCGTACGGGTTGTTGCGGTCTGCGGCCGGGTCCTGGCATTCCTTCGGGTCGCCGCCGCAAATCGGGCAGCGGGTGGCCTCCCATTCGGCCAGGGCCAACATGAGGCCCCGCTGGTGCTCATCCCACTCGGAGTCCTCACGCTCCACGGCACGAACGAGCCGGCCCTGCTCGTCGTACTCGAACACCGTTTCGCGGGTGGGTGTCCACCCGTCGAACCGTTTCAGGCTGATGCCGAGCCGCCGCGCGGTCTCTACTCGGCGTCGGAAGAGCGGAGAATCCGCGAGGCGGCCAACGAGTTTGGGACATCGATCCGCCTGACGTTCATCGCCATGACGGCGTCCTGCAACTCGCGGTACTGGGCCGCGGTCAGCTTGCCATCGGTCTTGTCCGTGCCGAGCAGGTCCGCCCAGTCCTCGTCGTCCAGATCGTCCGGCTCGACCGTACAAGCCCGGATGGCGGCGTCGAAGAACGTGTCCGGGTTGAAGCCCAGGTACACGTCCTCGGCAACACCCTCCCGCGGCGGATGCTGGTCGACCAACTCCTGCCAGCGGCGGCCCAGCGACCGGATGCGGAAGACGATGGTGTACTCGCGCATCTCCGCCTGCAAATCCTCGATCTGGCGGGCGATCCGCTTCGATTCGCTGACCTGGCCGAGCCGCTTGTCGCCCTTCTCCCGGGTGTACGCGTCGGCGAGCTGCTCGTGCAGGGCCTCGTACTGCTTCTGCAGGTCAGTGGAGAGGCAGATCTCCACATCCCGCGTGGGCAGCTTAGCCCTTTTGAGCTTCTCCTTGGTGGACAGCTTCGGCTTCTCCGGTTCGGGTGCCGCCTCGACGGGCGGCACCTCCACCTCCTGCTTTTGTGGGGCGCGTTTGGTCACGATCCGCCAACCACAGCGTCGTCAATGGATTCGCCGGTGATGAACATCTTCTGGGTCACCGTCAACACCGTGTTCTCCGCCGGCGGGTTCTTCATCGGCTTACCGGCCTGCACCGGGTACACGTCCACGATGTCCCCGTCGACCCAGGGCTGGTCGAACGGCACACCCCAGCGGGCCACGATGAACCCGGTGGTCAGGTAGGCCAACGTCAGGTAGGCGATGTTCTCGGCCGGCGTGTCCGGGTTGTGCACGTAGGACAGGGTCATCTGCTTCTGCCAGCGGCCCGGCCGCTCATAGGTGGCGCGGGAGCAGAGCCGGTTGTCGGTGATGGTCTGCTCGTCCAGGGTGGTTTGGAAACCGTCGCTGGTGATGTAGCAGGACAGGTCTTTCGTAGTAACTGCGGTGAGTTCGGCCAAAGCGGGGAAGTTGGGGTCGGCGATGGAGGCGACGAAAGCGACGCGGAGATTGCCGTCTGCCGGCACCGCGACTGGCTGGGTCACTGCTGCTCAGCTCCTTCTGCGCTGGTAGTGGTGGTTTCGTCGGCTGGCTGCACAGCCGGAGCCGGGGTTGCCTTGCGTGGTCGCCGCCTCGCCGCTGGCGCTGCTGGCGCTGCTGGCGCTGCTGGCGCTGCTGGCGCTGCTGGCGCTGCTGGCGCCGAAGGCGGTGCGGCCGGGGCAAGGTCGGCCACGTCGAGACGCGGCTTCGCCCGCCGCGGCTGAGCGTTCGGGCCCTCGTTGACCGGATAGCCAGGGACGACCCTCACCGCGCCTTCGGCGAGCAGCCGCGGCAGCGACCGCTCGTCCACGTCGAAGCGATGTCCGGTGCAGGTGTCCTCGCACCAGATCCAACGACGCCAAGCCACGCATCCTCCTCGGGGGAATATGCGGAAAGGCCGGCACACGTTGGCGTGCCGGCCAGGTACAGGGGGTGGGTTAGGAGGCGAACTCGGCGATCAGGTTCCGCATGGCCCGCTGCGAATGGGCAGCCCGCCGATACCGCTTCCACAGGGCAAGCGACTCGGGCGACCCGACCGCGCTCGTCATACGCGGCGCCGGCTCATGCCACAGATGCCAAAGCGGCGCGGTGCCCCGATAGGCCGGACCCGCAAGGCAACGCAGAGCGGTGGACCATGCCTGGTCGTCCTGACCCCATCCGGTAAACCGGGGGTCCATGGGCACCTTGCAGAGGGTGCGGCGCTGCAGCACCACCATGCCGCCACCCGGATAGCCCGGGTACGGCCGGCGGATGGTTTCCCCGTGCAACTCGCCGCCCGCCAGTACGGCGGTGGTCGCCTCCTTGGTCAGCCGATGCACGTGGTAGTGGGGGATCGCCCAGCGGACACCGCCGCTGAACACGGCGTCCACAGCCTCTGCCACACCGTCGCACCACACGTCCGCATCGGCCATGATCACCACATCGGTGGTGGCACGCTTCGCAGCATCGGCGAGCGCGGCGGCCTTCCGCCACGGCCCGGGCGGACACTCCCCCACCAGGATCTCCCAGCCGGGAAACGTCGCCCGCCACTTGGCGCGCACCCACTCCCAGGCCGCCTCCCGGTCCGGGTCACCGCCGCGCCAGGGGACAAGCACGGACACGCTGCGGCCGCGACGCGCCAGCCACTGCTCGTAGTCGGCGGGCTTGTCGAAGTCCTCCGTAAAGTCGTCCACGATGGTCATCCGCTCGAACGGGGTGTCGCGGGAGCGGCGAACATCGGGCCCGGTGCGGCCGCACAGGGCGCGGAACAGTTCCCAGCCCAGCGACCGGTTGATGATTCCGGCCGCCTGCAGGCGGACGATCTCGGCGAGTTTGGCGTCGACCTCGGCGTGCTGTTCCGGCCACCATGACAGGGCGAACAGTTCGCCGTGCCGGCAGCCGGTCAGTTTAGATCTGCGGGGCCTGCCGTACACCTGCCAGCCGGGTCGGCCATCTTTGGCGATGGTGTCCATGGCCGCTTCGGAGAACCACACGTCGCCGTACAGGATCAGCGTGCGGCCGGTGTCCGACCACAGATGCCGGGAGGAGAAGAACCGGTCTGCCTGGAACCTGGACGGGTTCAGCTTGGCCAACTCGACGATGGCGCCGTCGACGGCAAACCGGCGCTGGTCGCCCGGCTTCACCACGATGCGGATGTCGCCGATGCCGCGTTCGCGGAGCAGGCGGACGGTGCGGTGCAGCAGCGGCTCGCCGTCGACCGTGACCAGCTGCTTGCGGACGCCGAGATACCCGTTCCAGCGGGTGGCGTCGCCCGCGCAGAGGATCAGCGCCCGCGTCATGCCGCCACCGCCGACGCCCGCAGGTCTTTACCCCGCCTCGCCTCGTCCAGCACGATCCTGGTGAAGCCGTTACCGCACAGGGCGTTGTACAGGCTGTCGGGGTCCAGGTTGGCGTAGTGCTCGCCCGGCTGCAGCCGACGGCCACCCCAGGCCGAATGGGGTAGGCGCATACGCCCGGCCGTGGTCAGCAGCAAAAGCCCACCTTCCCGCAGGGCTCGCCGGCAGGTCCCCAGCACGTCCCGCCACGCTGGGGTGTGCTCCAACATCTCAGTGCACAGCACCAGGTCGTAGACACGGTCCGGGGCCCATGTTGCTGCGTCGGCCACCACATCCACACCGGGACCCGAGTGGATGTCCAGCCCGGTCCAAACGGCGCCCGGGAACAGGGCACGTGGGTCCAGTCCGAGTTTGGTCGAGTTGATGTCCCGGCCACCGATGTCGAGGGCGACCAACGGTTCGGCCGAAGCATGTTGCCGCACCCAGTCGTAGGCGGACGCATGCATCTACGCCTCCCGCATGAAGGTGCGCCAGTAGTCGGGGTCTACGGCCAGCCGCCGGTAGATGCGTTCGGAGCGGCGGCGGTTCTTCCGCTCCCGCACGGCTAGGGCCTGCTCGTAGCCGGGGCCCTTGGCCAGCGGGTCGCCGTACAGTTCCCGCTTCAGGTCGGCCCGGTCGCGGCGGCACAGCGCCTGCCTCGAGCCGGCGCCGTGGTGGTACACCAGCGGCACCCCGGCCGGCCCGTACAGGCCGTGGAACACCGGATGCGGGTTGTGGACGTTGAGTCGCAGCCACGCCGCCCAGGGCCTGTCGCCGAGGGCTGCGAGCATGCCGGCGCCGGTGTCGGTGCGTGCCCGGCCGAGGCTGTCTGTCCACTCGTGGCCCTTGCACCAGGAGCCGCCCAGTGTCCGCCACATGCCCACCGTGATGGCGGCGAACAGCGGATGCGGCTGCCGTTCGCCCAGGTTCTCGTCCCGGCGTACCGCGACCAGGGCGTTGCCGGCGGCGAGGGCGGCGCGGACGTGCGGGATTGGGTCGGCGACCGGCCACGCATCCGAGTCCAACGCGATCAGCAGATCATCGTCGGCGGCCCCCGCAGCGGCGTCGGCGAATAGGGCGTCGAGGTTGGCCCCATGTCCACCGGCGCGGGGCAGTACTCGGTGGAAGCGGCGCCAACACTCGCCATGTGACGGCACCCGGTCCAGGACGGCATGCACCCGGTACGGCTCGACCACATGCCGGGCCAGGGCAGCCAACTGCAGGTCCACCCACCGGTCGGTGGCGAAGTGACACGTCAGGATGTAGATCATCGGCCGATCTGGTTGAGGATCTCTGTGATGCGGACGTCGAACGTGTGCCGCTCGCTCACCATCGCGATCGCCCGGTCTGTGACCTTCCGCCGACCGGCCGGGTCGTCCAACCAGCGGCCGATGGCGGCGCGCAGGCCGCGGAAGTCACCGTACCGGTACGTGGCCACGGTGTCCCCGTCGACAAAGCCCTGCTCGGCCATGCCCTTGATCTCGGGGTGGATGAGGAGACCGCCCAGGCCCGTCACCACGGGCAGCCGATCCGACCAGTACCGGGTGACGGTAAAGCCGGGGCAGCAGGAGTCGCCGACAACCACCTTCGCCGAGGCGACCGCGTCCCGCAGCCGGTTGCCCCGCACGTCCCCGTTCGGCGACTGGGCCGCGTACCAGCGGAACCGGGGCCCATAGGTGCGGGCCAGCCAGTCCACCAGCTGCCGGCGGTACGGCCACTCCGGATGGTGCTTGCGGACGCCGAAGAACGCCACATCGCAGGCCAGTTCTGGCCGGGGTGTGCCGTAGCCCAGCCAGCGGGACCCGACGCAGGCCGGTGCCCACCGATGGTTGACGCCCCGCTGCTGCCAGGGGCGGGGATGCCCGTCTGCGGTGAACACGTACTGGGTCAGCCAGAACGGGTGCTGGCCGATGGTGCGTTCCCGCTTGGCGAGCCCCCAGTACAGGTCCATGTGCCACGACGCCGTGACCACGCCCCGCCCGTGGAGCCGGCCCAGCAGGGCGGCCATGTCCCCTTCGGGGTCGCGGCGATGGGTGCGCACCCACAACAGCAGATCCGCGCCCCGGGCGGCCTCCCACACCTGGCCGACCGGGGACCGGTCGTCCACGTGGTGGACGGTGTGGCCCAGCCGCAGCAGCGCATCCCGCACGTCGATCTTCCACGACAAGGTGGGCCGGTCGGCGCGGGCCAGCAGCACAATGTCCACTACGGCCGGTCCTGCGGGACGAAGGCGTAGTCGCGGTTCTTGCCCTTGGGGTCGTGCCAGTACTCGGCCACCTGACGCCAGCCCCGACCACGCATGGCGTCCACCACCTCCTGTGCCGTGGGCTGCCCCTCGTACCTCAGCCTGGTGTGGGCCTCGAGGATGACCAAGTCGAGCCGGCCCAGGTCCGCGCCAGCCACCACATCCAACTCCGCACCTTGCACATCCACCACGGCCACGTTGACCTTGTGGTCGGTGATGTCGGCCAGCCGCCGCACCGGCACCGTCACCCGGTCCTGCACGGTCTTACGCACCGGCGGGAGCAGCGACGACTGCATCGTCTTCTCGGTGACATACAGCGTGGCCGTGCCCGTCTGTGCGCCGCAGGCGGCCTGCACCACCTCCACACCGGCTAGTTGGCGCAGCTCGTCGGCCAGCGTCGGATGGGGTTCGACCAGCACGATCCGGGCGAAGCCGAGCCGCCGATAGGTGGGCACCTCTTCGCCCAGGTGGGCGCCAACGTGGACCACGCCGCGGGCCTGTATGCCGTGCTGGGCCATGAGGTCGGGCAGGGCGTCTGTCCAGTGCCGCAGCGACTGCTCCACCACGCCGGCGGCGTGCAGCAGGGCCCGCAGTTTGTGGACGTCCTCGCGCATCCGGCCGGAGTTGATGTGGTGGCGCCACGCCGCACCGTCGGCGGCGTACTGGGCTTTCGCGTTGACGCGCCGGTATCCGTCGTCCTTGGGGGCCTTGCCCTTGTAGGGGCCGCGGGTCCAGCCGGGCGGCCGGGCCCGGTAGTGCATGTGCTCGATGACCACGTCGTCGAGTCGCCGCAGCCGGCCCAACCGGTTGCCCAGTTTGCGCCAGTACGAGTCGCAGTACAGGTGCCACAGGGCCGGCGGGGCCATGTAGCCCAACGTGCGGACGATCGCCGAGGACATGAACACGGCGGTCGGCAGGTCCCGCCTGCGGTCGAGGTCATCGCCGTAGGCGAGGCCGACCGGGGCGAGGTCGGCGAGCACCGAGCAGATTCGCCAATCCCAACCCACGGTTCTGGGGACATGATCATCACCCATGAAGCCGATGGCCTCGTACCGGTCGGCGTTCGCGACGGCGTGGCGGTTCAGCGTGCCGACAAGCCCCAGGTTGGTGTCCTGCACGTAGATGGGGGCACCCGTGGCCCGGTAGGCGTCCACATTGTCCGGGTCGCCGTCCACCACCACGAGCAGGTCGGCGGCGGCACCCGTGTCATGCCACGCCTTCCACAACCGCACGATGTTGTGCGGCCGCCCCCGGCTGGGGACGATCACCAGCATCCGGAACGTCATGACCCCTCGTCCGCAATCGCCGGGGCGGAGAACAAGCTGAACTGCAAGAAGGAGATGAACACCGGCCGCCCATCGGGCAGGGTGCGGGCGGTCTCATCGCGGTCCGGCTGCGGCGGGTCGGGAATCTCCGGAGTCTGGGTGATCAGCCCACAGCGGCGGCCGGGAATGGTGGGCCGACGCCGGTGCAGGGCCGCACCAACCCGGTCCAGCGCGGCGAGCACCTCACGTACGTCCCGGCCGGCGGCGGTGATCTGGGTGCGGGTGGTGGCCTCGCCGCCGTAGCCGGCCAGCGTCGTCGTCGGCCGGGAGGCGGGCGGCGGCCACACGATCAGGTACGGGTACTCCAACTGGTCATCGGGTGCCGTGACCTCACCCATGAAGATGGGGTAGTCCGTGGCGGCCTCAACCATGGCCTTGATGGCGTCGGCGTGCGCCCAGGCGATGTCGGTGTCAGCCACGGCCGAACTCTGCTGCGATCGCCTCAGCGGCGGCGAAGAACTCGGGTTCGGTCACGTCGGCCGCCCTGTCCATGAATGGCCTTGGCGCCATGTGCCTGGTGCCATTGTGGACGTAAATGTCGTACGAAATGTCCGGCCCGGTCTTGCCGGTCTTGACCCTTCGGGTCATCTCAAAGTCGGACCCGATCGAGTTCTTCAACGCACCCGTCCGCACCGGCGCGTTCGCCTTGCCCAGGGCCTCGGTCCGCAGCGTCGTCGCCCGCACCAGCCGCTCCGCCCGCTCGCCGAGCCGTTCCGTCTCCCGGTCGAAGTCGCGTTCCAACGCGTCAAGGTCGTCCACCACGTACCTCCGACTCGGGGACGCTCATCGCGCCGTATCCTGCTGCATCTGCACGGTGAGGACCCGCTCCCACGTGAGCGCGGACCGCCGCGCCCCCTGCACCTGCAGCACGGCGCCCACAAGGTCGGGGTCGCCGTCGCACCGGGTAATGGTCACCAGGGCGTTGACCGGCACCAGATGTGAGCCCGGCGGGATGGTGACGATATATGCCGCCAAGGCCAGGGTGCGGTCGCCGATGGTGGCTGCGGTCGCGTCCGACACCCGGTGTACCCGGCAGCGGCCGTCCACGTCGCTGGGGCCCGGGTAGATCTGCGTCGGCTCCGGATACACCGACTTGCCGGCCGCGTCGTCCCACACCGGTGTGGAGGAGGGGACGGTGATGACGCATTCGGCGGGCATGGCGTCCGTGGACACCGGCCGATGGTGCTGTTCGAACAGCGGGGACACGACGTGGGTGGCGGGCAGGCCGGGACGTCCAGTCAGCGGCACCACAGCCTCACCCCCGGCTTGGCGTGTTCACGCCGTCAGAGCCCCGTCCGGTAGGCCGCGAACGGGTCGAAGTCCACGATGTCGATGCCGTAGTCGTCCGGATCCCCGGCCTCCTCATCGGCCTGGTCCCGCAGCGCCTTCGCCCGCTTCAACAACGAGTCGTGCAGCTTCGCCCCGTCCGTGGTCAGCCCATCCGAGGTCGTCAACACCTTCGAGATCAGGGCTTCGCTGGTGGCGATCGTCTCGATCGCCAACGCGGCGGCACGCTTGACGTTGCCGGACTCCAAATCGAGGAACGCCTCGATCTGCGCGTCCTCAAGCAGGGGGTCCGCCTCGTTAATGTCCGTCGCCAGCAGCCGCACCCGGCCAATGTCGGTGGTCGGGTCTACGGTGATCGGCGGCAACCCGACCAGGGACCGCTGGGCGATGAAGGTGCCCTCGACCGCGCCCTCGCCACCTGCGGTGGCTTCCAGCCGCCACGCATGCCGCCCCGCCGCGGCCACCGTGTACCGGCCGGTGTAGACGTTCGAGACGGCCGTCACCGTCATGGCGACGTCGGCCTGGTCCGGGGTGCTGACCCTACCTGTGACGGTGGCGCCGGTCACCGGATCGCCGTTGGCGTCGACCAGGGTCCACTCGGCGACGAACACCGAGCCTTCCCAGTACTGCCTGACCGTCACAGCACCCTCACCCTTTCGGTGGTAGAGCCGGTGGTGATCCGGGCAGTGGTAGAGCCGGTGACAACCTGACCACGGGCAACTGCGGGGGTTGGCGGAGTCTCGCCGAACAGGCCAGTCAAGGCGGGCAGGGTCCCGGCCAGGGCCGCAGAGACTGATGCGGTGCCCGCCACCGCACCGGTCAGGGCAGGCAGGATGGCGGCGAGCTGCGCCTCCGTAGCCGCAGTGCTGGAGGCGGCGAAGCTGCCGGCCAGTGCCGGCAAGGTGCCGGCGAACGTACCGGACGCGGATGCCTGCGTGGTCAGGGACCCGGCCAAGGCGGGCAGGGTGCCGGCCAGGGCTGCCGCCGCGGCCCCCTCGGCTGCCGCCGCGCCGACCATGGGTGGAAGGGTGGCGGCGAGGTTGGCCGCTGCGGCCCCTTCGGCTGTCGTCGACCCGACCAGGGCGGGCAGGCTGGTCGACAGGACCGCCGACGCGGACGCTGTAACGGCAGCTTCGCCGGTCAGAGCGGGCAGAGTGGCGGCCAGTGTGGTGTCTTCGGGCGAAGCCGCCGCCAAAGAGCCGGTAAGCGCCGGCAGGGTACCGGCGAGTTCGGCCGCAGCGGACGCAGCGCCCGCGAGCTCACCGGCCAGTGGGGGAAGAGTGCCGGCGAGCCCAGCAGCAGCAGATGCCGCTCCGACGAGGCCGCCAGCCGCCTGCGGCAGGGTGCCGGCCAGAGTGGTCGCCGCAGACCCCGCCCCGATGGCCTGCCCGGCCAGGGTAGGGAGCGTGCCCGCAAGGGCAACAGTGGCCGATGCGGTGGCGGCAACATCACCCTGCGGCGCGGGCAAAGACCCCGCGACAGCGGCCGCCGACGACACGGCGCCGCCAAGCGTCCCCTGCAGTGTGGGCAGGGACCCGGCCACGGTTACAGCTGCGGACGCGGCCGCGGCGGCCGAGCCCTCCAGCGCGGGCAATGTGCCGTCGAGCGCGGCCGCGACGGTTGCGTCGGCAGCGGCGCGGATCGCGACCGCGACCGCGGCGAAGTTGACGGACGAGGCGGGGGTGAAGGTGCGGGTGCCGGTGTCTCCAGCTGCGCCGAGTTGCTCGGTCGCGCCGACGTAGTTCATAAAGGCGGTCTTGGCGTTGTACGCCTCGACCATCGACTCGGGGACGGTGTAGCTCGCCGTGGACGCACCCGCACCCGTGCAGAGGTGAATGATGAGCAGCGAACCGTCGCTGCTGGTCTCAACCCCGTCGACTTCGTGTGAGTCCAGCGAGTTGGTCGTGCCGGAACCGGCGGCGCCGTCGATGGGGTTGTCCAGGTCAACACCGGACAGGACGTAGACGGCCAGGCCCTTGTCTTCGTCCGCAGAGCCGGTCTCGGAGACCGCGACGGTCAGGTTCCCGGCGGACTCGACCTTGTAGGTGTACGTCTTGACGTGGGCCTGGCCGGATCCGTTGTCTTGTGACCCACCATCGACCGCCGCCACCCCGTCGGTGGACCCACCCACCGTCGGGGTGGGCATGTTGGCGAACGCGTAGAAGTTGTTGAAGTGGACAATCCACAGCAGGTCGCCGGCCTGCGGCTGCCGATCCCCGCTCAGGGTGACAGAGATCGGGTTCGTGGTGTCGGCGGTGACCGCAGGCGTATCGCCGCGGATCGTCACCGCCATGGGCTAGTCCGCAGTACCGGCCGGCATCGTGATGCTGCCGGACGTGATGGACAAGTTCAGCCCCTCGGAGATGGTGGTCGTGTTCAGCTTGATGTCGCCGTCCCCGTCGGAGTCGGTGACCTTGCCGTCAATGACCGCAGTACCGTCCGAGTCGACAAACCGTGCCCAGGTGGCCTCGCCGTCGTCGAGGCCGGTCGTGGTGAGCGCCGGATCAACGTCCAGGGTCTTCACCCCGTTCGACGGGTCACCGAACGCCGGATCGTTCAACGTGAACTCGGCCAGCAGGGTCTGGCTCGTCACCGCAGTGTCCGGCCCGGCGGGCCGGGTGCCGTCGTAGATCTGCAGCTTCCCGGCCCCATCACCACCGTCGATCAGGTCGACGATCGCGTCAACGCCGGCGGACCGGGCAGCGTTGGACAGGGAAAGGCTCACGGTCGGTCTCCGTTCAAAACACCAGCGGACTGACAGGCGGCGACGATGGCGTCCCGGCCGGTGACGTCGCCCAGGTCGACGCCGGCCTTCTCAGCAAAGGCCCGCCACGCCGCTTCGGACGAGCCGCGGCCGAACCGTGGTGGCGGGGTCGGCCGGGCGGGTTCGGCCAGCCGCACCGGCCGGGCCGGTGGGGCCGGCTGGGCTGGTTCGATGAGTCGCACGGCAACCTCCCCCTCTGGTGGGGCGGCCGGCTCCGCGACCGGCTCCGCCAGCGGGGACCTGGGGAGCCGGTCGCGGATGTCGAGCAGCGCGGCCCGAATGTCGGACAGCAACTCGTAGGTGGCCGCCGCGTAAATGTCCGCCGTCGTGGTCGGACGCGGTAGCGGGTGGGACATCAAGACTGTCCACCAATCGCTCGGAAGCCCTTGCTGGGCACGAAAGTTGCTTAGTCCTTTTTGGAACCGACACGTTATCGGCGGCACCATTGATGAATGCCGAGACGGCCCATCAGAGTCCCCGTATCTTGCGCCATCTGCGGCAAGGAGTGGCATGTGAAGCCGAGCCGCACTGGTCTTGGCGTGACGGGCGATCTCGCCTTTCCTATGCGCCTGGCTTCACCAGGTCACTAAAGGAGCGGGTCGCCCACCGCGACGGCTACCGCTGCCGTATCTGTGGTGTACCGCGTGGGAGGCGAACCCACGCGGTACACCACATCGACGGGAGCAAGCACAATCACGACCCGAGCAACCTAGTGCTGCTGTGTCACCGGTGCCACGGGCAGCTGCATGCTCGTATGCGCCGGCTAAAGGTTGGGAGATTCCGATAGCCCAAAACGGACTAATCAGGATCCATCTCCCAATCCCGATGAGGCGACGGCCATCCTGTGGTCGATCGTCGACCCGCCCAGCACGTGGCGGATGCGCCACTGGATGGTGTCGCTGTCGAAGTCACCCATCTCCGGGGCGACCGCGCCGCCACCGACGCGGACCGCGTTGGCCGACTTCATCCAGATTTCCGGCGCCTCGTGGCCGATCAGGAACCCGATCTCCAGCGCCGGCCGGCCGCTGTTGGGGCTGGCGAATACGTACCAGGCGTCGTTGCCGGAGGTGGTGTCCACGATCGGCAGCCACGGGTTGACCAGCAGCGTGACCTGGTCCCGCATCCAGTTGTTGATGCGCAGCTGGTTGTTGGCCATGCCGTCGCCACCGCCGGTGGCCGCCCACACGTCAATGCTGTTGAGGATGTTGCGGCCGGTCACCTCAAGCGAGCGGGGAACGACGAGGGTGATGCCCTCGACGTAGATCGGCTCCCCCTCCTCGTCAACCTGCTCACCCATCACGGTCAGCGCGTCCTGCAGGGCCGTGACGGACAGGGGCGGATTGCCGGGCACCACGTTGTTGTTGCCGGCGTTGAAGTACGCCGGGTTCGGCCCAGTCGGAGTCGCATACAACTGGGTGACGAACTTCTCCTCCGTCTTGCGGGCCGCGTTGGCGAGCCGCTGCGGCAAGTCGCGGAACTGGCCGAGGTCGCCGTTGAGCCACGTCTCCCACGACATGGGGACACGGCGGCCGCGCTTGGTGACCGCGTAGGTGTACGGCGTCTCAGACAGGGCGGCGGCCGGGTACTCGGACTCCTCCGCCACCTCCGGCAGCACCGCCTCGGCGCCGTCAACCGCGAACCGCTTCACCGGCCGGAAGTCCCGGACGGTGCCGCGGCGAGCGATGAGGTCCCAGCGGACCGGGGCCTGCTGGTAGGCGCCGTAGAGCATGCGGTCCAGGGCGTCACCGAACAGGTGCGGGAAGTCCGATGTGGTCATCGCCTCGCGCAGCTTCAGCGCGGCGTACGGGTTGCCGGACTGCACGGCCTCGATGAGGTCCATGCACCGCATCAGGGCTTCCCGGTACTTCGGGTTGGCGTCCCGGCCGGGGCGGCCAACCTGGTAGCCGACGTGCTCGCCGGCGTAGATCTGGGCCGCAGTCACCGGCTGGTCTGCGGTGGCGACCCAGGAGCCCGACTCCACGAGGGAGAGGTCGGGCTGGGTTGCGAGTGTCATTGTGACCCCTCTCCTCAGAAGGCGTGGATCTTGACGGGGATGGTGGACGTGCTGCCGCTCGTCACCGAGCCCAGGGCGAATCCGAACGGCGTGTTCCCGGCCGACGTGTCGTTGAGGCCCGAGTCGCCAGCGTCGTAGTAGACCTTCGTCCCCGGGGTGATGGCGCCCGACTCGGCCGTCACGGCCAGCTTGTAAACACCGGCCAGGGTGACGGTGACCTTGCCGTCGCTGTCCTCGTCGGTCAGCGCCACACCCGGCAGGTCACCGACGAGGACAGGGTCGCCGGAGTTCACTGTGGCCGGCGCAGTCGGCGTCACCTGGATGTGGTCGCCGGGCTCGTACACCTGGTTGGTTGCCATGGTCAGCTCACCGTCCCGCCGCGGCCTTGGCGGCCGCCTCGCTCAGACCGAGCCGCTGCATCCGCGCAGCCAGGTTGGCCCGGTAGTCGGACAGGTCCGTCGAGGCCACGGGGGTGCTGCCGCCCAGGCCGGTGGGGGTGCCTTCCCCGGCCGCCTCCCGAATGGACGCGATGTAGGCGCGTTCCGCCTCCACCTGCGTGGTGATTGCCGCGGTGAGGGCGTTCGTGTCGACCTCGCCCGCCTCGGTGAGCGGCACGTTCGCCGCCACCGACTCGGTGATGCGCCGCTGCGCCGGAGCGGGCAGATCCGACTCCTGCAGAGCCGCCGCGCAGGCGTTGCGGGCCGCCTCCGTCGCGCGCAGCCGCCGCACCTCGCCGCGGGCGGTGTCCCGCTCCACGGTCAGCGACGCGTTCTGCGCCTGCAGGGCGGTGATCTGCGCCTGCGCCTCGGCCAGCTTCGACTCGGCGATCTGGGCGCGTGCCTCGGCGGAAAGGGTGTTCTGGGCGGTCTCGGCTACCGTGGCCGTCCCCGCCGTGCCCGGCGAAGCGCCGGTGTTGGTACCCGACATTTCGGGCTCCTCCTCAGGACTGTTGGTGGGTGCGGCCGGCAGGGTGCCGTCCGTCACGTCTGTACTGCTGCCGGCGGACTCGTACACCGGCCCATGCCCGTCCCCGATCGGGACGTAGATGGTGCGCCGCTCCGCCCGAACCCGGTCAGCGGAAAGGGTCAACTTGCCGTCCTCGCCGCGGCTGTACCCCTGCTGCCAGCAGGTGGGCTCCCCAGTTCCGCCGACCTCGTACCAAACCAGCCCGCGGGCAGCGTCGTAGTCGTGCACGAACAGGTAGCGGTCGCCGCCGCCGTAGGTGCGGCGCAGCAGATGATCCAAGTCGCGGCGAACGTCCTCTGTGGTCGCCTCCCGCATCTGCGCCACCGGCTCGTCGACGGGTTCGTCGTACAGGTCCCGGCGGAACAACTGCGGCGCCCCCGCCTCGATACGAGCCGTCCACGCCTTCAGACCCTCGCCGATGGCGTTGGACAAGACGATCCGCTCATCGCGGGAGAGCCGCCCGTCGCCGTACATGTCGTCGGCGAGCTGCGTCAGGGCAAGGTGCAGGCGGGATTCGAGCCAAGCGCCGATGGTGCGGGCCTCACGAACCGCGGTGTGCCGCGCCGACTCCAGCAGGGCCACAAGGCGACCACCGGCGCCGGCTTGGGTGACGAAGTCGACGGAATAGCCCTCCGTCAACGAGGTCACGATCATGCCGGAGCGTCCGGCCGCCTCACCGTATTCGGCGGTGCCAGCGGCGCGGATGGACAGGCCGATCGAGTCAGCGAGGGCCTCCACGATCGGGGCCGCATGCGCGAAGACTTCGATGTCCGCGTAGAGGCCGTCGCCCTCATACTTCGGCGTGGAAACGATTTTGGCGGCAAGGTCACGCACCGACCGCTCCGGACGGTCCGCCTCCTCCGCCGGCGTCGGATGGTCGAAGTACATGAGGGTGCCGGGGCCGAACACGGCCGCGTCGCGTTCCAGCACCTTCCGCGAGTAGTAGCCCGAGGCACCCCACCGGTCGCCCTCGATGAGACGCGCCCGGTAGCGGCGGTTCCCGGCCGGCCGCATCGCACCGGGGGACGTGGCCTCCCGCAGGGTGACCCGCTGCGGCTCGGCCGCCGACTCGGACATGCCGGCCAGCGACAGCAGCGACTCCGGCGGCTCCTCTTCCAACTGGTTGCGGTACAGCGACACCAGTTTGCGGGCCACAGCGCGCCGCTGCTCATCAGAAATGCCCTTCACCGCGGCGATGCCGTGGCCACCGGCGGCAGCATGCACGGCGTTGCGGTTAAGGGTGCCGTCCGGCTCCCGCACCGGCAACGCATAGCGCTGCTTGCCCTCGCCGGCCTCCTCGCCCCGGTCGACGAGGCAGGCGCGCCGCCACTGCTCGGGCGTGTAGTCCGACTGGTCGAACTGGGACCAGGGCTTGTCCGACACGGCCGCCTCGACCAGTTCGGCCGCCGCCTCGCCTATCTGGATGGGCTGCGGCTCATACCGGCCCGGCGTCCGTGTCTTCACACGGTTGGACACATCGATCTCCTCCACCTCGCCGGTACCGGCGGACTCCTTCTTGTGCTCGCGGCCAGGCCACACCCCAAGGGCGTCGTGGTGGTACTCGGCGCACAGGCCTTTCGGGTCGGCGACGTATTTGCGTAGGTGGCGCACGCAGCGGTTGAAGTCGCCCTTCACACCCCAGCGGATCTTGGCGGCGCCTTTGCCGCGGGTCCAATAGGCCCGCAGGCGGGCGTCGGACAGCGCCTCATCCAGCGACAGCAGGATGTTGGGCACCTCAAGGTCCGGCACATCCTCGAGGTCATCGGCCTCGTCCAAGACGTCGTCGTCCACCTACTCCACCTCCCTCCGGGGAGTCAGGCCACGCGGCGGGCGGCGATCAGGCGGAGCTCACGCAGACTGCGAGGCACATACGACGGACGCCAGTTGCCGTTTTGCCGAAGGACTGCCAGATCGGCCCACGCCACCCGGCCGTTGCGGACCATTTCGGCCCGGGCCACACCGAACGCGGCGTCCTGCTCGTCGCGGGACATGCCCCGCCACTTCGCCTCGGCGTCCTCGACCACGTCGGCCGGCTCATTACCCGGGATACCTATGTTGGACCAGGGCTTCAGCACCGGCAGCCGCGCGCACCGGCCCTGTTGGTGATCCCAAGGGCCGGGCTGGTCAAGTGGCCACACCGTGCCATGCATGGCCCAGCAGGCGACACAGGTCCGACTGTCGAGGGTGGAATGCCACCGCCAGCCGGCCAGCACGTCCGCCTGCTGCCGGTTGGCGTAGTGCGACACCTGCCGGTAGGCGTCCAGCGTCTCTGTGCGGGCAATGTTGACTGCCCGCGCGAGCCCACCCTCGAACGCCCCCTGCACCCTGGCCACCATGGCCCGCGCCGTGTCCTCAGGGTTGGCACCCAACGCCACACCACGCACCAGTTCGCGGCGCATCGCCTCCGCTGCCTCCGCCGACAGCGGACGCGTGGTGGAGGTGATCTGCTCCCGAACCCGAGCAATGATCAAATCGAGGGCGGACGGCAGGAGACGGGTCCGCAGCCACCCCTCGGCGTCTTGCCGGTAGCCCGCCGGGTATTGGGAGGCGACGATCAGCGGCTCCACGGCCGCCGTCGCCGCAACCGCGTCAGCCGCAGCGCCTGCTGCCGTCGCCGCCGTGGCGGCACCAAGTTCGGCCAGAGACTCTTCGGACGCGGCGGAGGCGGCCTGCACCGAAGACAGGCGGCGCAAGTCCCACACGGACGGCCACCGTTCCAGCCGCGCCGCCAACGCCACCACATCGCCGACCGCGGTACGCCAGCTGGCGGCCAGAGACTCCCACGCCTGCACCCAGCGGCGGCTCAGACCCCGGGTGGCATCGTCAGCGGCGCCGCCGACCTGGCCGCGCAGGCTGCGCAGCAGCCGGAGGGTGTGGCGGGAGATAGCCACCGGCCAGCCGCCTCCCCCGTCGTTACGCTACTCGCCTTGTTCGGCGGGGCTGATAGCCACGTAGCCGTTGGACCAGCCAACGAAAAAGTCATACGTTTGCTCGTCGGTCCAGCCGAACCGCTCCTGCTGCGCAGCCAGCACCTGCCGGGCGGCACCTGTGTCGAAGCGCAACTCCCCATCGGCGAGGGTGATGGTGTCGAGCACCTGGCCGGTCGCGACCACGCGGTACACCAACGCGTCAGGTCTCATGTGACCCTCCGACGGGTCCCGGTCGCGTGCTCGGCGACATGGTTAAGCCGAGTCATCATCGCCTCGAACCAGTCGGGGTGGCCCAGCCGTTCGAACTCTGGCCGCAGGTTCTCCAACCGGCGGCGGATGACGGCGATGTCCTCGGGGGCCATGTCGTTGTCCGCCCACTCGCCTAGGTTGGGCCACGGTTTGCTGAAGACGCCACTCGGCTTGTCGACGTGGCGTGGCGCCTCCTCGGGCCGGGAGTAGCGCTGGCCGAAGGAGTGGAACGCGAACCCGTGGTCGATCGGGTAGATGTCCCCGTTGTCGCCGACGATCCAGTTGCCTATGTTCCGGTCGTAGTTCTCGATGATCGTGTCTGCGAGGCCCATCAGCAGGTACTGGTCCTCGTTGTACGAGCCGGGCACCACGCGGAACCCCTCGCGCGGCAGTGTGGCCGCCACGCGGCCCTCCACGTAGTCCATGTAGACCCGTCGGGCGCTGGGCCGGTACACCTCGGGTGCCTTGAGGCCGACCGCCTGCATCACCTTGGCCGCCAGTTCTTCGGCGTCCTGCTGGTCGCGGGCCGATGTGCCCTCAATCGTCTTGGCGGCCTTGAACACGCCACGTGACCCGTCGGCGAAGGTCACCAGTTCGGTTCTCGCGTTCTGCCCACCCGAGAGGGTTTCGCGCCGCACAACACCACCGCGGACCCGTTCGGCGAGCGGCGCCCGCGGCGAGTCGGCCTCCACGAGCGTGGCCGTGCGGTTGAGCACCACCACGTACCGCTCGTCGCTACCAAGCCCCTCTGCCGACAGGTCCCGGATGATGGCGTCGTAGCCCAGCGCCATTGCGAACCGGCCCGGGTCGGCGAGCACCAGCGGCCCGTCGGGGTTCTCTGCCTGCCACCGCTCATGCAGTTCGGCCAGCTGTTGGCTGTCGATGGTGCGGGCGTCGGCGCGCAGCACAATCCGCTGCACCGCCCCATCTGGGCCGCCGCCGTACTGTTCGGCTGTTTCCCGCCGGTTGGAGGTGTAGACGCCGTTGCCGACGGTGCCGAAGCCGTAGAACACGGGCCCGTTGCGGTAGTCGTCCACCATCGACTGGGCGGACTTGGTCTGGCCACTGCCGGTGGTGTGCGGCTGTACGCCCCGCCACAGTTCGATGCCGCCGGCGTCGATCTCCTGGTCGAGGCGGGCCGGGTCGCCGTGCTCGGGCAACCCGTCGAAGCCCAACTGCTCGGACAGGCCACCCATGAGCGGGTCGGCCGAGCCGCGGTGCCGTCCGGTGGCGTCGAGGGCCCGTTCGAGGAGGTCGGCGTCGCCGGTGACGTCCCGGCCGGGCCGATACGGCGAGGTGTCCGGCGCGGCCGGTTCCGGCTGGGCCCCTTCCGGCGCGGCCGACGCCCCCGTAGTGTCGGGGGACGCTGGCGTGGCGTCCGGATCAGCGGCCGCCGCAGGTTCCGGCGTGTCCGGTTCCGAAGATGCGACGAGATCGGGGTCCGGCGACGTCGGCAAAGGCTCGTTGGCCAAGCGTCGCAACTCGGCCCGGATCTCCTCGGTCCGCCTGATCCCGGCCGTGCTCAGCTCCTGCTCGAGTTCGCGCTGCCGTTGGCGGCGCTGCAACTCGGCACGGGCCTGCGTCACCCGCAGCGGATCGCTGCCCTCCAACTCCCGGGTCAGTTCGGCCGTGGTCAGCTGCCTGATCGGCGTTTGCTGCGGGGCGATGTTGGCGATCAGATGCCTGGTCTGGGCGCCGTAGACGATCGCACCGGCCCGCTCCTCGTCGCTGAGCGCCTTCTGGTTGGATTCGGGCACCAGAACGAAGTCCGGCTCACCCGCCAGCATGCGGAGGGCGTCATCGACCTCGTCCCGCGTATACCGGTCGCCCAGTCGCTTACGGACGCGGGACAGCATGATGTAGTCGCCCGGAGGGGCGAGATCCGCGACCGCGGCCCGAATGTCGGCGGCGGCTGCGTCTACCCGCTGTTGGTGCGACTGGGCTGGTCCAGCAGGTCCAGGCTGGTCGGCTGCCGCTCCAGCTCCTCCACCACCTGGCGTACCCGCGGCGGCAGCTGCTCCCAGGTCTCGACCTTCTCCGCCGCCTCGTTGATCTGCGCCCGCAGCGTCGGATCCACCGGCCGGGACCCCAACGCCCGGCCCAGCCTGCGGGACAGTTCCGGACCGGCCATCCTGCCCCTCGCCCCCTCTGTCGCTACCGGCGTTACCGAACTCGTCGGCGACGATCATGTCGACCAGTTGGCTCTTACGGGCCCTACCCGGCCGCAGCCCCCGGTCACGGGCCTGCTGCCGCAACTCCGGCACCCGCATCCGCATCAGCTGCGCACGGAACCCGTCGGCATCATCCGCCGCCTGCGGCTCGGCGGCCGCGCCCCTGCCGCCCCCACTGCTGCGGCGGCCGGGAATGTCTGCGTCCTCCCTTGGCAGGACAACCAGGTACATGTCCCAGCCGCCGGCCGAGTTCCGCTCGACAGAGGTGACGGCCATGTCCAGGTCGCGGTCGAGCGCCAACTCGCCCGTGTCCGGGCTCACCAGCGCCCGGGTGCCGGCGGGCACAGCGATGCGCATCCGCACATCGGTGGCGTTGCCCCGCACCGTGGCCAGGCTGACCGGCGAGTAGGCGGCGTCGCGCACCTGCATGCCGGCCAGATCCTCAACCGGCACGTCGCCGAACATGGCCGCCGGGACGCGGCGGGACACGACCAGGTCGTCCGGCAACTCCACTTCGGCCGCGTCGAGCTCCCGCACCAGCGGGTCATCGTCCCGGCCGGCACGCAGCGCCTGCTGCACCTGCTGGAACGTGTCCCGGTCGGTGAAGAACCGGCCAACCGCGTCAGAGCCGCGGCCACCTCGGCGGGTGCTGATGCTGTTGAGGTAGTCGCCGGCCCGGGGCCCGGCCACGCCTCGGCGTGGCTTGAACCCGTCAGCGATCTGCTGGGCACGGGCCTTGGCCGCCGCGTCCATGATCTTGGTGGCGGAGCGGGTGAAGCGGCCCTTGCGGTCCCGGGGGTGCAGGGTGGGGTTCCAGCGGCGACGGGCCACGACAGGCTCACCGCCCTCTGTCAGCTCACCCGGAACCTGGCCAGGTCGATGTCCTCTTCCTCGTCGGGTTCTTCCTCACCCGCGGGCGGCCCCTCAGCGTCGGCACTAGCGCCACCGTCGTTGGCTGCGCCGGCTGGCCGGCCGCCGCCGAACAGCCCCCAGTCCAGGTCGGACTGCCGCCAGTCCGCACCGAACTGCCGCTGCCCATCCGCTGGCAGGGGCTCATCTGCGGGCTCACCCTCGAGCCCGCCCATCGGCCCAGGCCCAACAGCCGCCGGATCCTCACCGGCCCGCTGCGCATCAGCCGCAGCCGACCCCGCCAGCGGCGGAGCATTCGGCCACAGAAACTCGCCGTTCTCCCCCGTCAACCGGTCCAGGATCTCGTCAATGTTCCGCTCACCCAACGCGGTCAGCAGCCAGCGCAGGATAAACTCCGGCGGCACCGTACCGGTCGACGCAGCATCGACGATCGCCTTGACCAGGGTCGCCGGATCAATGTCGTCCGGGTCCGGGAACGCAATGTCCACCGTCATCGGGGTGTCCCCGGCCAAGGTGATCGTCTCCTGGCCAGTCACCGGATCCCGGGCCACGGTCCCCTTCAGCGGCCCCCTGGGCGCGCGGACCGCCTCGGCGATGACGTAGGTGAGGATGTCCCGCAACGCCTCAGCCCACACCTGCTGGCGCTGCTTCATCACCAGCTCGGTGGGCTGGTCCAGCGTCTCAGCGACCGCCCGGGCGCCGGTCTGCCCCGGGTCGGCCAGCAGCATCGTCAACGGCACATCCAACGCCGACGCCACCATCGACGCCAACGGCTTACCGGACTCGGCGTCGATGACCGCACCCGACTTGGGGATGGCCTCCAACGCCATCTCCGGCGGGATGATCGCCGTCGCACCCACATCCTGGGCTTGGCCGGTCTGAGGATCCCGGCCCGGCGCGGCAGCGAGACGGGCCCGGGCCTGCCCCCGCTGGCTACCCTTGGCCGTCAGCCTCCAGGCGAACCGGGACAGGGCCTTGACCAAGGTGGCCCAGGCTTCCAAAAACTCCTTGTAGGCGCGGGCCCAGTCCAGGGCGGCGTAGGCGTCGCCGATGCCCCACCGCCAACCCTGCTGGTCGTTGACCTTGATGTGGCGCACCGGGGCGTCCCAATGCACCTTGTGGCCGCCGATCGTTTTCGGCCGGTCCTTGCCCCGCGGCTGGTAGCCGAGGGCCGGATAGTAGGCGGTCCGCACACCGGTTTCGGGGACACCGGTCGAATAGTTGACCGTGTTTTCCTGCCAAACCCGCTTGTAGAACCAGGGTTCGGACGCGTCGTCGGGGTTGGTGATGACTTCCTGGATCTCGTCCCACGGCAGCGTCCGCACCTGCACTCGGCCGGTCGTCGGTTTCGTCCAGCAGGCGATGAACAGGTTCCCGTCGGTGAACAGGGCCCGTTCGGCGCGCTGCTGCGCGGCCGCGTCGAACAGGACCTGCCGGTTGCCGGGGTCGTCCAGGAAGTCCTGCACCACCTGGTTGACGTCCTGCTCGGCGTCGTTCTCCCGGTTCTTGCCGGTGGCCCGGGCGGCGATCTCCACACCCTGGCCCCAAATGTAGGCCGACCGGAGCGCGAACCCCCTACGCACCAGCGGGTTCTTGATCGTGAACAGGCGGCAGGCGGCGGTGATGCGGGTCAGGCCGTCGCGGGTGAACTCGGTTTCGGCCTGGGCCAGCATCCTGGTCCAGCCGACGTCCTCCATCGCCAACTGCAGTTCGGCGATCGACTCCTGCAAAAGGTCGACCGTGTCCTGCAGTTGGTTCCGCTCGGCCAGCAGCGCCTTGGTGCGGGCCTGGTCGGCCGGCACCAGGGCGCTGGACGTGCTGCGGCGGCGGTGCGAGCGGCCCACGAACGCACCCCCGACAACTAGTAGAGCGAAATCGAAGCGTCCGCGTCCACGATGTCCTCGTCCTCGACGATCTGGTCCGGCATGGCCGGTGCTGCAGCGGTCAGCATCAGTGCGTCAGCCCGGTCCGGCGAGGGAAGCCCTCGTTTCCGCATGTCGTCTTTGGACTCGATCTGCACCTGACCACGGGACGTGATCTTGTATTTGATGGCGCCAAGCTGCGCGGCAAGGTCATCATCGGCCGGGTCGAGGTCAATGTCGCCGGCCTCGAACCGCTCCCGCAGCCCCCAATACCACTCGGCCCGCGCGTTGGCGAAATGCTCCGAGTCGATGGCGGCCGCACCGGCCTGCATGTCGACCACGTCGTGGCCCTGCTCAACCAGCTGGTCAACAACACCGCCGCCGACCCCGACACCGTCCACGCGGATCTCGTCCACGTGGTGCTCGCGGCAGGCGGCGATCACCTTGCCGGTGGTCTCGGTGGTGGACTGCTTGGCGTAGTCGCCGACGACCCGTGCGACGGGGCCGCAGCGAAGCATGATGATGGTCCGGTCGGAGCCGTAGCGGGCCACGTCCACGCCGAGGATCGACCACGGCCCGGGCTGGCATTCGCGCTCCTGGGCGGCGCGGATCAGCGCCGGCGGGATGAGCACGTCCTCGCCGATGTCGGGGAAGTCGCCGAGCACCTTCGACGTGAATCGTGGCGACTCCACACCCCAGCGGGTGATCTTGTCGGCGACCCATTCCGGGTCGAGCATGAGCGGCCGCAGGCCCTCGGGCACGAACTCGGCCGACGGGCCCAGGCCGAGCCGGTCGAACAGTTCCGCCAAGCTGGGCTGGGCGGCAACAAGATCCGGGGTCATGTTTGGCGTTTCCAACCCGTTGATGCGGATCACGTTCCAGCCGGAGCCGGGCTTGCACACCTCGGCGAACTCGGTGGCCGGGTCGTCGGGGTTACCGATGGCGAGGATGCGGCAGTCGGCGTTGGTGGTGATCGCTTCGACGGCGGTCCACAGTTGGCCCGGGATGCCGCAGGCCTCGTCCATGACCACCAGCACGTAGCGGCGGTGGATGCCCTGGAAGCCGTGCTCGTCGGTGTCCGCCGGTTTGCGGCCGAACCCGATCAGGGTGCCGTCGTCGAGTTTCCACTCGTCGGATTGGAGGACTCGGCCTGGCAGTGGTTTGCCTTTGGCGGCGGCTTTCTTCGCGGCGGCGCGGATCTCTTCCCACAGGATGGCGTGGACCTGCTTGTACGTCGGCGCGGTGGAGACTACGAACGCTTCGCCGGGTGGGTGGGTGTCGAGCCACCAGGCGCACAGCCTGGATGCGATCCACGACTTCCCCGCGTTGTGGCACGATTTGACCGCTGTGCGCCGATTGTCGCGGACCGATTCGGCGATCTCACGCTGCTTCGACCACACATGCTCGCCAAGCCGGTCCCGGATCCAACCCACCGGGTCCGCCAGATACGGCGACGGCTCCGGCGGACGGAAATGCCGCAGCGTCGCCTGCCACACCTGCCGGTCGAACGCGGTGAGCGTCGTCACGCCCACCTCCACCATGTGGTGTGTCTGGCCCCGCCCCGTACCCGTGGTCGCGCATCGCCGGTCGCGCCCCCGAGACGAGGCCAGACGTCACAACCCGGCACCCCTACCCGCCAGGCAGCGGCTCGCTGAGGCTGAACCAGCCGCAGTGCTGCGCGCACACCAACACCACACCGGCCATCCGCTCCGAATCGGGATGCAGGGCCGTCGGCAAAGCGTGGACGGGGACAACAGCGACGGCAGGCTGGTCGCA